TCTTCGCTGCTCAGCGCGACCGCTATTCGAAAATCAACCAGGGTCTTCCGCGTGACCAGTTCATCCAGCTCGATTTGGATGGGGTGGGTAAGATCTATATCACCGAACCTGAACAGCAGGCCATGAATCAGGTTGCGCAACACCTTCGTCAGGTGTCATTCAACCACATCGGCGATATCATCGAAGAAGGTGAAGCTGCCACCAACCGTCCACTGGTCGATGACATCCCCATCATGATGGGTTTGGTACAGCCGGCCAAGAACGGTAACGGCATGATGGCCGTGCGTGACGCACTGGGTCTGTCTCAGCGCGTTGCGTTCCCAATGTGGGGTTCGGGCCTGCATGTACGAATGATTGCACCGGGGGCGTTGGCTCAATTGGGTCTGGATACGCAGCTCGGTCAGGAAAAGGTACGGGAGGCCATGGAATCTGCAGGCTATTCGCTTGCAGCACCGGCAGTGTTCCTGAACCGTGAGTTGGCAGACTTTGCCATCAAGCATTTCTTGAACACCACCGCGGGTACGGTTGATCCCAAAACCCTGAAAAGCATCATCACCCTGCTTGACTTCGATCAGATGATCACCAGCATGGCGTTCAGCCTGTTTCCAAAAGGTTTCCCTGTCACTCGTTATTGCACTAACTCTGCACTTAACTGCGATGGCGAGATCACGGACTTGCTGAACATCAACCGCATGGTCATCGTACTCGATAGTCGTTTGGACGAACACCAGAAACGGTTCATGTCCAAGCGTAGCGGTCAACACGATATCAAGACCATCCTGAATTACCAAGCCAAGATGCGGCCTGAAGTTAGCCGTTACATTGACCTGGGTAATGGCGTTCGGCTGAAACTGCGTGTGCCTACATTGGCGCAGTACGAGTCGACATCTACAGCGTGGCTCGATAACATGACTGCTGAATCCAAGCAGCTGATCTCCAGTAATGCTCGTGAAGAAGATCGTCAGAACTATCTGCTGCGGGCTCAGCAGATATCCACTGTGATGGCCTATGCCTGCTGGGTTGAGGCGGTGGTGCGTCAAGGCGATGAGCTGGAAGCCGAACCTGAGGTGATTCAGACCCGTCTGTTACCAGAAGGTTCTACGCCTGATCAGCAGTTCGAAGCGGACAGGGAAATCGATGACTTCCTGCGTGACTTCGCTTCTGACCCTGAACTGACCAAGAAGTTCACCGACGCTTTGGAGAAATTCATCGCGGCCATGACCCTGACGACAGTTTGCATTCCAAAAGTGCACTGTCCGAAGTGTAAGCAGCCAATCGACAAAGACGAAGGTATCAAGTTGGATCACCCAGCATTGGTAACGATCAACCCGTCTGAGTTTTTTTTTACCCTACTCCGCCGCAGCATAGCAAGACACAGACCGTAGATAAACATACCGGTCTCGCCAAAATCAATCACGTAGTAGCGATGGATTTTGGCGAAGGTATCTCGCCGTATAAGCCGGGCACGCACACCTACGACATCATCCTTAACACACAGACAGATGACGACCGCACTAAGCGGCTGATTCTTCTGGAAGCTTACGACCAGACCTTCGGCTTGTTTGACCATGTGAATGAGGGCTTCAAGCCTGAAAACCAGATGGCAATCATGCGTATGCACCCAGCCGAGGATATGGCGACAGGTAACCGTCTGCGTGGTTTGATGAGGGAGTTGGTGGCGTGTCGTATTCCTGAGATGACTAACGAACCTCTGTCTAAGCTACTTGAGTATCCTTTGGATATCCTTGAGGAGTATTTAGTAGAGGGTCGTAAAGCTCAGAAGCACAACGCGGGGGTAACGGCGAAACTTGAGGCGGAGTTGAGTAAAGGCACATGAACAGCATACACCCCCGGCTCAGTGCCGGGGGTGTATGTCGGCATCAGAACAACTTACGCAGATTTTCACGGTACTTGGAAATGTGAACGTTACCCGATACGTTGATGCCGCTCTTATTAGCGGTCAGGAACTTGTCCACTACTTTAGCAGTAGCAAGTCCACCTTCGGCTATCTTCAACGTCGCATCGTTACGGGCTTGAACCATCATCCCCAGCGCCTGCTCAAGTTCAGTGAACGCAGAGACAGTAGAGGTGATGTTGGCAAAGAACGCAGTCAGGTGACGGGCGTAGCTGTCTTCAAGGCCAGGTTTCAGTGAAGTCTCACTGAAGTTAGCCAGCTTATTCAACACAGGACCTGTTTTAGCACTCGACCATTTAATCGTTTCAATGATCTCTTTAGACCAATCCTCGATTGTCATTTTCAGCATCAGTTCAGTGTAAGCTTCCTTACTCAACTGACTGTGACGGCTGGCCAACGTCTTCATGTAACCACGGATGAAGTTGGATACCGACTGGAACTGAGTCATGCGCTGATCCAGGCGCACATTGGCTTGTGAATAACCATAGCTCTGAGCCAGGTTTGTCAAACCACCGTTAGTGATGCGAGCAGCTTGCAGTTGGGCAATAGCGGCTTTCACATCCTCTTCGGTCTCGGCCTTGACCAACTCATCCATGAAGGTATCGACCGACTCAATGAACGGCGGGATGGCAACTTTAAGCGCACCCGTAAGTGCACTCAATGCAGCATTGCGATCTTCGGGACGTTCAATGAAGAAGCTGTGGATTTCACGCCAGGTCTTGTTCAGGTTGTGGCGGGTATTTTCGATAGCGCCTTGACGAAGCTTGCGGTACTCATCGGTGATGGGCAGGTCCGTTACGGCGCGATCGACTTGGATCAGGTAATCTTGAACCGCCAGCACGCGATCAGACAGGTTGTCGATTGCAATAGTGCGCCGCTCATTACCGTTGAGGAATTCCCACAGGCGGGTAAATGAACGAACGATGAAGTTCAGGATATCGCGCAACACTTTAACGACAGCGTTGTAGGCGGTTTTGATAAACCCTTCCGTCGACACATCGTAGTTGATGTTGCTTGGGTCTTGAGTGAAACTACCTACGGGATGCTTAGCCAGCATCTTCTTAAGGTTTGGGTACACCTCAGCCAAGTGCTTAACGCGCTCGATGTCATCCCGGCAAACCACACCACGGTCTTCAACCGCATTGAGGGTGGCGAAGACAAGATCCATGTCGTTGTAATCTTGCGTATACAAGGGGTTGTCAGGCACTACACGGGTGTTTTCAAACAACTCAGCGTCAGCGACGGTTTCGCTGGATTCCATCGAGAGGTCTTCAAAGGGTACCGTAGTCATTTCTCGTCCTTCTTAATTAGCGTGAGAAGGCTGCCTTAAGCCGCTTCTTTTACAATCTGACTTTTCAGCAGATTGATCGTTTCGGTGATCTTGCCTGCATCGAGACACAGCTTGTCGAATTCAGGCACCAGGCTGCTGAAGACCGAGCCGAACAACTTATCGCCATGCAGCAAATCCATCGGCGAACAGTCGTAGGCAATCTCGTAACGGCGCTGATAGATCTTGTACGCCAGCTGCAATGCGCGATCGATCTCGAATGGGATGATCTCGTTGATCTCGTACATGCAAGATTGGTACTGTTCGATGTTATCGAAGAAGTAACCCTGCAGGCTAGAGAGCGGGACTTCGTTACCCGGCAGATGCACCACACTGCCCACTGCCATGGCAATGACAACGGTAACGTGCTGACGCAGGCAAGTCTGATCGAAACCGCTTGGGAGGTTGTTGAAGTGACCGTGAACAGCAATCGGGTTAAGCATGAGACTTACCTTTGATGGGTGGCTGAGAATTCAAAAAAGCGATTATTAGCGAGGTTTTCTTTCATCTGATTCGCACCGATGACGTGATGCTTACCAGATACCACATCTAACACATACGCAGAGAGCTGTGTCATAACGTTAGAAAAGGGGTGAACGTTCCCTGCTTCAGCATCAATAACCTTCAGATCTTCCAGTGCGCGTTCACGCACCTCTTTAGGCAGATGCTGATCCTTTAATAGATGAACGATCTCATTGCGAATGCCTTGAATCCGTGCACGCATTGGAGGGTAGGTGTCTTCTTTAAGACCGTAGGTAGTACCACCTAGGAAGAAGCTCACCGAAAAGCTAACAGCCAGCCGGCGGATGACTTGCAGAACAGCGGCTGAGCCGCCTGCGGCCAATGTAACACCGTAAGGAAGCAATACGAAGTTGAGCAAGTTACCCAAGATCCCCAACCACATGTTGTCGTAACCGCCTTCGGCGCTAAACCCTTTAGCGCGCTCCAACTTACCCAGCGCAACCACCAGATCTTTACCCATGCCCCATCGCGCAGCAAACTGATCGGACATAGCCTCCGCAAGACGTTGGTCGTACCAGCGGGTGTTGTAGGCTTTCTGCATCCGCTTGACCTGACCTTCAAGTACCAGAGCGGTGATTTCACTGCTGGTTACGTTCTCAGGGATCTTCTGATCGGCGTCCGCCAGCTGCAGAGCGCACCGAGCCAATGCAAATTTACGAGCGTCACTTGTCTGTACATCCATCCGGCCGACTAGCTCAGCAAGAATCATGTTAGTCAGTAGCGTCTGGCCCAAGAACTCACAGATGACCCAGGCATGACCTGTCTCGTGCCCGTACATGCTGGCCAGTTCGCTAGCGGTGAAGCTGCCATTAAACATAGCTAGGCTAACACCAGATCCAAACGGGATGGTGCCGTAGAAACCCGTTACCCGACCATTCTTGCGATCGATGGTCCCTTTAAGGATATCGAGCTTAATAACGTTTTGCAGATCGTACTTAGCGATCAGCGCCGATGCCTTTTCGTTGATGGGTGAGAAGGCGTTGAAGTTCGGGTCTAAGACAAACATGTTAAAGGCTTTGTGATGGGGGCCGTCCATCAATCGTGGAAGGATGTACAGACCTGTGGCCTGTTTAGTGATAGCACCCAGTTCTTCCAGCAGTTGATCGGTCTCAGGTCGGGCCGCTTTTATGTCAAGAATTTTCTGAAAGATGTTGGTGATGGCCTTTGGAAGGTCAGCGTTTATTTGGAACGCAATTGCTTCCATCGACTCGTTATATTGACCCATGACCTGACTCCAGTGAGTGGGTAGTTATCTACATAATCTGCCTATGATTTAATAGGTACTGGAGCGAGAGTCATTCATGAAGAAGTTTCAAACCCCTCAAGAAATTGATGCTTATTTAAAAACGATCCCGAAAGAAAGGATTGTTTCTAAAGAGATCAAACATGGCACTTACACCACACACGCAGATGAAGGGAATTACGACGACGCCATTGTTGCCAAGATGTGGGTGACTCTTGACACTGGCGAACGTTATCCAACACTGATCGTTCCAGAGAACTACAAACGACCTTACTGGGTAACAAAGCCAGCCTTTCGTAAGAACCAGCCTGAAAAGATTCAGTTTGAATTCCTTGATCGCGTTGACATGTTTAAGTCCACGCAGCGTAATCTTCGTCGAGAGATCTGCAGCAAACTTGGTTTTGGTACTCCGAGCCTTCCTTTACGTCAGATTGCGCGTAGTAATTATCTTTACGGCACAGACCCAGGTCCTGAAGTATTTTTAAAGCAAGCCTACACAGACAGATGGCCTAACGCCTTCCAGCCGAACGAAGTAACGATCATCGACGTTGAGACCGATGTGAATGGGGTGATCGATCAGACCAAACAACTCCCCATCCTTTGGTCAGAAGTCAACGATCGTGAAGTCATCGTCTATGCTAACGAGCAGTGGACGAAAGACATCCCAAACTACGAAGAACTGTTACGCAAAGACTATGCTGAGATCATTCCTCAGTGGGTCGGGAAACTACGGGATGGTATCAAAGACAAGAAAGGCGAATACCCTCAGTGGGTAGACGATATCTTGGACTTGGAATTCAAAGTCGTTATGTTGCCAACGCATTTCGATATTACCAACGGGATGTTGAAACACCTTCACTTATCGCAACCTGACATCGTAACCGGCTGGAACGTATTCTTCGACTTTAAACGTGCGGTTGAATCGATTGAATATGCGGGTCGTAGCGTCACTGACGCATTCTCAGATCCTCGGGTACCGCCGTGGTATCGGAAAGTAGTAGCTCGCGAAGGTAAGGAAACCCGTGAATCTTCCTCGGGTAAATCGTTTCGAATGGAACCGCAGGAACAATGGCACGTTATGCTATCGACCTCCTCATTTCGCATCCTGGACTCGATGCAGATCTATTGGCAGTTGCGTAAGGCCAAGGGTAAAGAAACGGGTGGGTACAACCTGGGGGCGGTTCTTGACCGTCAATTGAAGATCGGTAAGCTTTCCCATGAGACAGAGGACAGCGGTATCCCTGAAGGGACGCTTCACTGGCACATGGAAATGCAGCACAAGTACAAAGTCCGCTATGGTTCTTATAACGCCGTCGACTCCATTGGCGTATGGGTGTTGAACAAAAAGAACGATGACTTGAGTAGCCAGATCAGTACACTGGCAGGTTCTCTTGATTACTCGAACTTTAACTCGCAGCCCCGGATCAACAGCACGGACATGCTTTTCTCCGTAATGAAGAAAAGTAAGCGCATCATCTGCTCAACCTCCGATGAGATGAAAACTCAACTTGACCTTAAGTTGCCTGGTCGTGAAGGTTGGATTATTGCATTCCCATCACACAACGTTGAAGCGTCCGGGGTCTTCTTGTTTGAAGACATGCCAGAAGTTCAATCCATGCTTCACATGTTCAACGCGGATGCTGACGTGGAGACCACGTACCCTATCGCAGGGATCATCCAGAACGTGGCGAAGGAAACAACACTGGCCGAACCTTGTCGCATCCATGGCGTGTCTCAGGCTAATCTCAAACTGATTGCCGTAAACATGTCGGGTGGTCGTGTCAACGCTGTTGAGATCATGCAGATGGCGTGTAAGATGCTTCCGATGGATGTGTGGGTAGAAGAAGCCCGTAAAGACCTGTGTAAAGAGGTGGCGTAAATGGCGGACCATGACTACTGGGCAAGTGGCGGTATCTTTAAACAAAAACTGGGCGGTGACGACGAATGGCTGAGGGAAGAAATCAGACGGGCTTCGGATACGGACAATCCGTTTAAACATGAATTCTTCCGGGTGTTGGCCGGTTCCATCAAGGACCAAAGTGATCAGGTTCGTAAACCGTTTGAATGGACGTGTCGCGGCCGACATCCTAGCGTACTGATGTTCAATGACCAAAAGCGCTGCCGGTACTGTAAACCTTCTGAAGAGCATGAGGATGACCATCCCCTGTTTTGGCGAGGTGGGCAACCTATCTACAACGATGATCTTAGCTGGAAGTAACTGAAGCGACATACAGCCCGGCCATTGCGGCCGGGCTGTATGCTGTTTACTCGCCGGAAGTGTGGCGCTTGAAGTTAACCTCAATGCCATCAATTACAGCGTAGGTACCATCCGCCTGATAGGTCATGGACTTAGCCAAGCACAACCGAGCGGTTTCATCAAGCAGCGTGACGATACTGAAATTGTTCTCAGTGCCGCCCAGTCCACTCAAGTTGGCACTGATCAGATCGGCACCCAATGCATTGCGCACCGCCGTCTCCAGACCATCCCGCGCTACAGACACCTCTGTCAGACCCGCTACAATCTGAGCGACAGCAGCGGTCTGCATAGCTGCACGAAGGTCATTGTCCGCGTAGACTATTTTGCTGACGTACAGATCCAGCGTCAGGAACTGAGCTGTGTGCAGAGTAATGCGTTTGCTATCGTTAGCCAAACACTCCACAAACTTGAGCGTGTTGCGGGGCTGGAAGAACAGGTCGGTTTCATCCAACGTGGTTTTACGAACAGGTCCCAATGTATCGTTGATCCATTCGACCAGGATCTGAGGAACATCACGTTTGTATTCCATGTCGTTGACATCGGTGGCGAAGCGATAGACGCCGTCAAACAAGACGATATCCCACCAGCGTTCGATGTTACGTTCCGACTCCATGATTGGGTTACCAAACTCATCAAGGATGGCCGAACCTTTCTCGTGCTTCACAACCTTGCTACCGTCAGCGTTAAGTTTGATGTCACCTTTTGCAAACTCGATGACCAAACCTTTATTACCTTCAGCATCTTCCTCAAGCACAGGGTACTTGCCGGACGCATCACGTTTGTAGTAGTTTGCTTCCCATGTGGCGTACACGTCAGCGTCGTACTTCATGAACTTACGCAAACCAATCATGCTTCGGCTCATCGCCCACAGACCAGTCAGCTCATCACCCAAGTGAAGTCGAAGCGTTTCGTAGTACACCCCAATCACACCATCGGGCAATAAGAACTTGCCCAACTTGCGGTCAACTTCCGTCGTCTCAAGCCCATCCACTGCGTAATCCGACACCGCCCACAGAATTGAGAAATCATTCAGCAGCGGGGTCGGATATGGCCGTTCGATAGGCTCAAACATATTGAAGTTGGTGGTGATCAGGCGGTGATCGTTGACGTTGACCACCTCAATGTCCCAGTTAGACTTAATGATGAACTCAAAAACACGCTCACCGCTTACTAGGATTTGTTTACCGTTGATGTAGGCCAAGTCCTTCTCACCTGGCGGCATGTACGCCATCTGCACATGAACCTGGTCATCCCGCAGCGCTTTCCACACGTCGTTAGAAATCGACTGAATGTGAATCACGTAACCTTCTTCAGTGCGGGTGATGGACCGCGTAGTGCTTGCACTGATGGTGAGACCGAGCGTGTCGTTACTGGCGACGTAAGATCCCAATGTGATCTCAGGTGCCGATAAGAAGTACGGCCGAGCTTTAAAGGTATTGGCTGCGGTATCCAACACGTAATGCAAAGGTGTGTACAGATACGTCCCATCACTTACAGCGTTAACCAGAGCGTCGCCAGAGAGCGCTAACAGCTTAGCCAAGTCAGCATCAGAGACGATAGTCAAAACGCCGTCAATGTAACGATAGAGCGTCTTAGGCGTAACCGTGAACCGCTCCCCATTGTCGATCACGGTGGCATGGCTCAGCAAGTCAGTAATGCTCGACTTGTAAGTCACGACAGCGGTGTCGATCCCAGTGGTCACCTGACCTTTGGTGTTATCTGGCATAGCGCGAGTTGCCAGATAGGTCCTGTGGCTGATATCGTCGATGTTCATCGACGCTTCAAACCCAAGATGGGCGAGTGTCGTCCCTACTTGAGCATTGCTGATAGGAACAACTTGAGCGCCAGTGGCGTTGGTCTGGATACGCTGACGACGTACTGCAAAGGTTGGAGCCGCAGCGCCGCCAGAGACAGTATCTGTACTCATGACAGTGATCGTGCTCATCTGCGACAACGGAGCGCTATAGATGCTGTTGTCGTCTTGATCTAGGTCACGCCAGTTTGCGACGAATGAGTTATCAGTCATTCCGTTCAAAGTAACGTTCAAAGGACCTTTAGTGGTGTAAACGTCCACACGGATATCGTGCGTCACCAACCCCGTCGCGTAATACACGTAGGGTAATTCAATGGTTAGCTGACCATTGAGTACAGTCAGAAGCACGGTTGGATCAGTAGCGTCAAATACCTGCTGGCTGTGGGTGGTCTTAATGGCTTTCCACTGATTCTGATTGTCATTCACAAACGCACGAGCGTAGTAAAACGAATCAGTCAGTGGGACTGTGGTCAACAGTACCTTAGACCCAACCAGGCTGTACTTGTAGGTGGTCAGCAACATCTGCTTAACAAAGGTACGGACACGGATCAGCCGCACAAGACCTTTGTTGTTTTCAGTGATGTTGACCGTTACCAATTCCCAATCCACCTTGTTCCCTTCAAGTGTCTGAAGAGGGGATGGTTGACTACCGTCGTACACCACATCGATCGCGCCGTGAGGTTTGACGATAAAGGTGATCGGGTACTGGAACGTAAACGTCATGTTGTTGACGGTGATCTGTGTATACCGAGGCATGACCAAGCGACGCGTTGCAGTATCACCCACCTGCACAGCGTACTTGATGATTTCAGCCTCATCCACGTAGATGTCAAACCACACGCCGGCTGGGCTGCTGAAGTTACCCTCATAGTCCACATCTGAGGCGTGCATGTAAACGTCTTGTTCAGTTTGCGCCGTCTCTGGGTACTGACGTCGGTCCAAGTTCTGGTCTTCAGAGATAGCCGCATATGCCGTCAGCAACGAGACCTCTTCCAGATAAGGAAAAGGCATCGAAGGGTCGAGCACCATCTCCTCACCGTCGAACATTCGGTTAAGATACCCGTTGACCAACGTCGCCAACCGAGTGGGCTCGTAACGAATCGCCGCCATGTCGGCTAAAATTTCACTGCTGGTGATCGTCATTTATCAGAGCCCTTTAATCAGTTTTGCGTAATCGTCGTTGGCCACCCACCATTCAAACTCCATGGTTTGTAGATTGATCCACGGGTAACCATGATAGTTAGTAGCCGCAATGTATTGACGGTCCACTTTGGTGTAGACTTGTTTGCGTTTATCATCGGCCATGTTTGGATTGGCACGAGAGATACGCAGGTTGAATTCGTACAGCTGGATAGGGTCGTTGTAGCAAGCCCCTACACAGGCAAACTGAACAGAGTAAGATTTGTTTTCAAACTCGTACCCCTCTTCACGGTTGTACGCCATCCCCGCACCTAATGAAAGGTTGGTTGGGAACGAGGCACCGGTGTGAAACCATTGTTCAATCTTCCGCCCAGTGATGTCGAACTTGTATCGCTCGATCCGGGTGAAGTAATCCATCTTGTCCTGACGTCGACTCTCAGGGTGGGGAATGATTGGCCCTGTACGAAGATAACCGATATAGTTGATCCACGAGTGGAGCGCCAACCCCATGACGTTACCTTTAATGTTGTTAAAGGTGCAGGTCAAATCGAAGTAGCCGTTATACTGTGAAATGCTGTCGTTCATCAACCAGACTTCTTTTGCCATACCCTCAGGTGAGCGGTAGGCGTTGAGCTGGATGTCGGGCGGTGAGCTCATGGTTTGAATCAGGTTGGTGAATAGATTCAAATACGGCATCTGCGGATCGACCAAAGGAGACTTGGCTGGCTTCTTGTCATTGCCTTTTGGTGTACTGCCATACGTCGTCGTATCAAGCATCATCCGAACAGCATATTGATAGCTGGTTGGGTCTTGTACGTATAACGCTGCCAGATCCCGCACTGTGGCAATGTTATCGTATGATAAATTGAGATTGGGCCTTGTAAACAATACGAGGCCCTGATCCTCACGATGCAGTGGCAGTGGCGCTAAGTTAGATAAGCGGTTAACACCGTAGAACACATCTGCATAACGGCCGTACTCACTACCCCCACCCATGCTGCGGGAGATGTTATCCATGACCGCATATTGATCGGACAGGCCTTGTTGGTCTGCCACGTACTGCATTAGCTTCGAGTAATAAAAATCAGTTTCAGCGCCCATAAACCAGCCTCACTAAATTACGCGTAATTTTGAACACAAATTGGGGTTAGAGGAGACATCGATGAGTATCTCTAGTATTCTTTCAGCAGCAGGTTCTGTTGCTAAAATCGGCGGTATCGCACTGGGCGGTCACTTAGCATACCGGGCAAGTGAGAAGCTTGCAGACAAATTGGTTGACACCTCCGTCAGCAAAGCCATTGATGCAATCATCAATGCGTGGAGTCGCGGTGCCGGTCAGAGCCTGGCCAGCTATGGTTCGTCTCTGCGTGTCGAACCCTACACCCTGATCGACAGCCGTCTGCTTCGTTTGCCGTACACGAAAGATGTGCTCAACATCGCACAGCGTCATTTCAGCTGTCTGTACCTGATGGCCCAGGCTAGCGACAACACCATCGACGGCATCAAAGTTTCTTCCCGTATCGACAAGTTCTCTCCGGACCGCAACCTGCAAGCAGCGACTGCTGACTTCCTGCAAGGCCGCGGCGGTAAGAACTGGCTTTCAACTGAGTCATATCAATTCGGCTTGCCGTTTCCGAACGAGCGAGAAGGTCTGGAACGCTTTGGAAGCTACAGCAGCGAAGCTGCCATGCCCGGTAAACTTTCCGATCCGAAAGATCCAAAGGCTAAAGAAGAAATCAAAAAGCAATCGGTGGCATTCGCTACCAATACCGCCAAGGCTATCCAGGACGTATCCGACCTGTCGATCGGTCAGGTCATCGATGTGAACGTTACCAATGGTAGCCAGAGCATGGTCCTGCCAATTCAGATCCGTCTGAGAACCATCGGCATGGAACCGGTGTCGTTGGCTGAACTGTTGGCATTGGGTGGTGAAGATAACAGCCTGGATGCGCGTTGGATGCGGATGCGTGTGGGTGATCTGGCTGGCTGGCGTAACCTGGTCTTCCAAACAGATCGTGTTGATCGCTATCGCCGTGCGGCAGTTGCTGATAAGTCCGGCTATCTGCGTAAAGCAGTAGCGCGTGATAACAAGGCTTTGATGGCTACTGCGCTGACTGGCGAACCGTCCGTAGGTGCCGCTTCTTCTATCGCCGTGATTTCCAAAGAAACCGCGCGTGAAGCTGAAGAGTTGATGAACGGCCGCCTGTCCGATTTCGCTACTCGTCAATCCATCTTCGACCAGGGTCTGATGCTCCTGCTCTTTGTGGTGGACGCTGATCACGAAACCGTGACTATCTACACTCGTGACATCGACAACAGCGCGACCTATGCCATCCGTGACGTCAAGTCGTCGAGCGGCGAAGCGAAGTCTGATATCACTGACATCATGCGCTCGTATCTGGAAGGCCGTATCCCAGGTCGTCTGTAACCCATCTTTAAAGAGACTCCGCATCCATGGACATCTTAGCGTTTCTGAAAAACATCCTCCCCTCGTTCACTAAAAAGGACCTGCGGGAAAAGCTGCGCACAATCTCCAGTAAGTTTTCGGAGATCCTTCGCCCTACCGCTGAATCCGTCTTTGAAGATCTCGATGAGCGTAAAGCTAAATCGACCTTCTTCAAGACGTTCATCCGGGAGCTGTTGTCCGAATCGACATCGGCTGTGCGTAATGCGGCTGGTCCTTACAAGTTGGTCTTCATGACAGCTATTGGTAACGGTCAGAAGCTGCTGGAGCTCATTGAGCAGTACGTCGATAAGAACGTACCATCGACGATCCATATCGAAGGTGTGACCTATCAGACGGGCTCCGTCTTGAGACTGGTTGAACTTCTCGACTTCTTCGCCGACTACAGCATGCGTAACTTCAACTTCATTGCGGCATCTGAAAGTGAGATCGAGGCTTTTGATAAGCCGGACATCAACCCTTCGACGCCTTCTGAACTGAAGTACTTGCAACGCCACCGTGCTGATTATTTCAAGGTGATGTTGCTGCTTGCAAAAGACGGCAAGATCATCATGGCGATGCTGGACGACCTGCCTGAAATCACTCTGGGTGATGTGGACGGTAGCAACTCGCCAACATTGGCCGGTGCTCAGGGCGATCCATTGCAGCTGGGTATCATTCCAGTCGTATCAAGCATCTTTCACCGTATCGGCATCACGCTGGTTAACTACGAGCTCGATCGTTATGACCGGGCTCTGAAAGACAAGCGCGTCATCGAAATGCGGCTGGAAGCTTTGCGCAACCGACGCAACGGTAACCCAGACGCCGCGATTGAAGCCGTCATCGACGGTTACGACCGTGAGCTGTTTGTACTGCGTCAGAAGATCTCTGACTATGAGGAGCGTGCCCGATGACAGTCGTCTATACGCACCGCGGATTCCCGGTGTATCTGGCGATCTCCGGGCAAATTGATTCGGTTTACGAGTCGCCAGAAGTCAGCGATATTTACCGAGCACGCATTGCACCTATCCGTCCGAACTTTGCAGTGGAGTTGGATCAGGTAGCTAGTATGACCAGGGAATGGTCGATCACTCGCGGCTTCTTCGTTGCCGCGCTGGACCCGGCTACCCGCATTGGCGGGTCTGTCCAGTCCTTCATCGCGGAGACCGCGATGTACCTGACGGGCCGCATCACACGGCGGCGTGTGTCGTTTCAAGATCGCGGATTGCTGATCAGAGAAGACGCCGCCACTACGGCCCGTGCTCCATCTTTCACCCAGTCTGAATTGATGGCCATTACCGAGCTGGCTAACATTGAGCCAGAGGCATTGATTCAGCTTTGGATCACCCGTGTAGGTGTCGATGACTTGTCCAGTACCCTACAGTTATATGTAGGCGACCGTTCTCGGGCCTCAGCTCTGCAATAAGCGTATACGCAGTCGGTATGCAACCGACACTTAATGTCTAATGGAGTCAACAACATGTCCACAGCTTTCATGCAAGCGATGATGCATATCTCGATCGAATCCGGCGAGATCCCGAAGCCGGAAGAAGACTACGATCACAGCGGTGTCGGCGCCGAAGAATTCGTCGTTGTAACCGACGAAACCCAAACCGAGCTGGAAGAAGCCGTTGCTGACACCGCTGAAAAAGTTGAGCGGATGCTGGAAAACGACACCGCCGCTGAAAAGATCGTCGAAGCCGTTGACTGCCTGGAAGCTATCCAGGTTCAACTGAGCACCGAAGCCGCCGCTGGCCGCCCTCTGGCCGGTTTCGCAGTACCCCTGCTGAACCAGCTGATCGCCTCCTCGATGGAAGCCCGCCAAATCCCGGCCGGCATCTACGAAAGCGCCGTGATGGAAATCCAACAGTCCTTCGAAAGCAATCGCTTCGAAGACTACACCACCGAAGCTGAAGAAAAGACCGAAGGTCTGATCGGCAAGCTGATGAACATGCTGAAGGCTGCAGCCAAAGCGGTGTGGACCTACATCACCGAATTCTTCACCACCATCGGTCGTTCCGGCCTGGCCATCAAGAATGGCGGCACCCAGATCAAGCGTCTGGCCGCCAAGCTTCAGGGCGAAGTGAAGAAAGAAGAACTGAAAACGTCGGGCTACAACCTGCTCAACGTCGGTGGTTCGTTCAACCCTGCCGGCGCCGTGAAAGCTGTGGACGAAGGCTACAAGCCTGCGGCTCTGGAAAGCTTCGTTCAACTGTCGGGTGTGGTTCAGCGTTGGGTCAACAGCGTTTCGCTGACTCCGACCGTTAAGAGCGTCAGCCTGACCGCTCCTGGCGCGATCAAGTCTTCCGAACACGCCCTGCCTGGTGGCCACACCGCTTCCCTGAAGCCTGGCGCTGGTGAAGGCGTTGCGGCTCTGGCTGGCACCAAGTTCACCATCACCGGTCCTGAAAAGAAAGCCGGTCCTGAGAAATCCGCTCCGCTGACCAAAGCCGAACTGGAAGCGCTGGGTTCTGCTCTGGAAGGCCTGGGTGCTCGCCTGTTGGAGTCCAAAAACTCCGGCGCTGTTGCTCTGAAGGCTCAGAAAGATCTGCTGGACTCGGTCGACAAAAAACTGAGCGCCATCAAGGGCGACGACAAAGAAGGCGCGAAGAAAGCTCGTGCCATCGTTGCCGAAGTGACCAAGGCGCTGAACGCCGGCAAGACCATCATCCCTACCTACCTCGACTTCGCGTCGAAAGTCGGTAAGCAAGGTTACAACTTCGGCAAGGCGTCCCTGGGCGCCTACGGCAAGAAAGTCGAAGAGAAAAAGCCTGATGCGGCTGCTGCAGAATAAGCCATAGCGACACGGCTTATCGTGACTAACATAAAGCGGGGCTTCGGCTCCGCTTTATGCTGTACTCTATGGTATAACCCACCAATAGGACACCAACCATGGTGATCAATTTTGCAAGTCTAGTGGATGAAAGTCCACTGCTTGATTTAATGGAATGTGACCGCGCACTTCAGAGTTCTTTTGAAGCCATGCAGCGCTCAATCCAATCGGCCGATGCGTTAGGTCAGCTTCAGGAACTTTCCCCTGAGAACTTCAGGGCTGCTGTAGGTCCTGTCATGTCAGCTTTGACCGCCGGTACCACGATGGATCTTGAAGGGTTCACTTACAGCCAAGAAGCCATGAGTGTCAGCGCGATGGGTGTGCTTAAAGCCATTGGTCGCGCTATTGCTGAGTTCTTCAAAGCTGTGCTTGATTTCCTTACCTCTTTAGATCTGGCTGCAATCTGGCTGGGTCGTAAGGTGTCGGTATTGGCTAAAGCGGTTCCGACCACCAGCGGGATGCAAGCGACCGTCTCCACGATCACGATGGGTCGTCAGGCTAAGTTCCTACGAGTGGGTGCTAAGTACATCCGCGAAGCCAACCGGTTGGAACAAGAACTCAGGTACCTGCAAAAAACCATTGATGTAATCTCGGGTACTTACACACACTCCCTGCTCGAAACAGCCACTCACATGCCTGGTGCTGTACGTGGTAAGTCAGGGGATATGTTAGAGCTCGCAATGGTTGAACTGATCGAGAAGATCAAGTTTGATAAAGTGGCCGAAGATCTTGACATGCAGTCCGCACCGCAGGAACGTTTCAATCGTGCGAACGTTCGGGTAAGTAAGCCGCTGCTTGGTGGCCACAGCATTTTTTATCTTCAGTCCGACCTACTTAAGAAAGGTGTGTCAGGTTTTACTTTTCACGGCTTGATGTATGAGAAGACTACAAGTAGCGAACTCAAGATCGATAGCCATGTTGATTTCGACGTCCTACGACCTAACCAAATTGGTCACATTCCAGAAATCCTTAAATCGGTGCTGGGCAGTCTTTCGTCTGCATCTAACCTGCCTGTGCGTACCGCCATCAATCACGCTAAGTCGTCGCTCAATAACCTGACCAACAACATGGAAGGTACTGAGCATGATGTCAGCCTGGTACGTCGTACAGTTTCAGCATTAACCTATTGGATGGGTAACCCTTCCCGTATGTTATATTCCAACTCAATGTCCGTAGTCAGGGCTAGTATTGCTTACTGCGAAGATTCCATCAAAACTTACAAATAGGTGACAGTGTGACTCGATTTATCAGTGACTTCAAACGCAGTCTTAGCGGAGCCAGCCTTGAATCGGCAGAAGTACCTGCAGTGCCAACAGAACCTGTTCACGAAGGTGCTGTAACTCAGGAAGATATCGACAGCGTACGTGAACACCGCGCCGCAGTGATCGATGTCGTCGAGGACCTCAAAGCCCTCAAAGTTGATTCGGGTACCATCAACGATGTGACCAGCGCTATTCGTACAGTGTCCACCCCGCTTGAGAATGCCGATAAGCTGACGCCTGGTAACGCTCAGACTTACATCGGCCTGTCCAACATCGGCGCTGATCAAGCGGAGAAGGTGCTTGACACCACCATTCCTCGCCTGCAAGAGGCTGGTAATGGCATCACAGGCGAATCGATGGAAGGTGTGGCAAGTTGGGTAGCCTCGGCCACTAAAAGCCTGTGGAACGCAGCTGGTAAGTTCTTTGAGCGAGTCGCTACGGGCTTTGCTCGGATGAACACTACTTCCCAGGGTTTCCACAATCGTATTGCTCGCATTCAGGGCAAAATGAAAAACCGTAAAGGTGATGGTGGTAAACCTCTGTCTCTCGGCAAGGGTGTCCGCGAATTGCTGATCGAGGGTAATGCTTTCGTCACAGCTCACAACGGCGGTGAGGAGTTGAAGAAGTTTTCGACTGTGGCGCTGGGCATTGTCAACGAGCTTGAGAAATACATGCTCGAAGTCGACAGTGCTGCAAAGAATGAGCTGATGGGTGCTCTGATCAATAACTTTGATCGTGGCGAGACCGTCATTGACAGTTCTGAATACGCGACAAAGATTGCAAGTCTTCTCAAAGCTCAAGGGTCGGATATGCTGGGTAAGGCCAAGTACGAGATGAGGGAGGAACGTCACAAGTCCCGTATCCTCAACTGCGTGCTGGTCGAATCGCCACCAACGGCTGCCGACATCGTGAAACATTTGGATGCTCCGGTATCCTTGTCTCCTGCCGATGTCGCACACCTGCTGAGTCAGATTGCTGAAGTGGTTACTCATCAAACCACGCAACTTCAGCAGATCATCAAATCCACCGACAACTCGTTTAAACAGTTACGCGGTGTGATCAATTCGATGACAGAGCAGAAGTTCGATGAGAAGGGCGAGGAGATGGTTCATGGTCATGATGCCAACATCCATCGCCTGATTCGTCTTGAGAACACTCTGGTTGATGAGCTTGGCGATATCGCCAAGGCGATGACTCGCCACCAGACTGATCTGATCGTCCGCATCGATGCGGTGCTGACCCTTGCAGAAGAGTCGGTGTTCCAGGACTAACCACTGACCATAGAGGGAGGGTCAGCTGACCCTCCCTCTATGACGTTTAGGAGTATGTATGCCTCGCATCACAACACCACTTGCTGTCAACTATCAAAACATCCAACTACCCGTCGCTACGCAAATCGCTCGTGATGTCATGAAGGTGTGTGGTATTAACGAAAACACGCCATTGTACATGATGGATGAATTCGATAGCATCAAGCAACGTGGTAGTGGACCTAATGCTGAAACAGAGATTAACTTCAACAGTTCGTCTCAGCTGATCGTTACGGCTAAGGATACCTTACAGAACGAATCCATTACTAACCAGACGGTTCGCACTAACGACCAACCTCCGTATCTGGAAGATCGTCGCCTTGGGTTTAGTGTCCGCCCTGTCATGCTGGTATCGAACCTTCAGCTTACCTTCAAGTACCGAGCTTCCTCTCGGCGTGAAGCGCAGGCATGGCGTGATGAGCAAGCCGTTCGTAAGGCTGAGTATCGCCAAGCGATGCACCACGAGATCAATTACAACGTACCCATCCATGATGGCGTGCTGGCGCTGGTAGCAGAGATCCATTCGTTAAGGGAAAAGATCGCAGGCTACGGGGAATCGTTCCCGGAGTACTTTAACTCGATCGCCAAAATGGAATTCTCGGCAGATGGCGCGCCGGACGGTGATGTTGAAAAGCTCACAACGGTGGTGCCGTTTAAGCAGGATGAAATCTCAGGCTGGTTTGAATTTGATGAGATCCCTCAAGAGACGAAGAAAGACCAGTCGTCGGCTTGGGAGATCGAGTTCACGTACAACATCCGTTACAACCGATGCACCCACCTGTATCTTGCGTATCCGCTCATGGTCCATCAGTCTCTGATCTCTAACCAGTATTTCTCAAAGGAAAGAAGGTTCGGATTAGAAGATATGGAAATGAATGGCAGCATTGGCCTCGCGGCTCTGCACCAAGTGTTGAAGCGCAATGAAATGCCGCCGCTCGAAGCTACTACAGGTATGCGCTTCCCACATTGGGACGAATGGATGCCTGGGTATCGAAAGGTTGTAGCACGTACCGTTCCTGCTGCAACCTGGATGATTTCACTGGACCCTAAGGACACTCAAGATATCATCAACCTTGAGCAGATCCCTAATGTGCGGTTTACGTTAGAGCAATTGACGTACATGAAATCGACCTTTGCAACATTGGGGCGAAAAGGCGGGGCGAGTTTACTTTTTACACTGTACTCAGACTCAGTTCCCATGAGTGAGCGGTTGCTTACCATCGACAAAGATCTGAATGTGCGGACTGTTGTCCCATTGGACTTGCGTAAGCAGTATCACTTGCGTTTGAACTTCCCTACTCTCTATTCCGATTTTACACCAGAGGCGCTGATCGGAATATCGGAACATCCTGAAGCTACGTTCCAGATCTTTCAATCCATGGTCTATGCGTTGGATGTGGAGAAGGCTAGGGAAAAGTACGTGTCTGAAGGTTGGCTATCGCGCGATTACGTTAAATGGTTTTATGGGTATCTGTACGACCACGGTCGTGGTAGCGATGGCAATCCAGCAAACGATGGAACAGGTGGTTCAAATACCACACGTCCAGGACCTGGTAACGATAACCTTCCCGGTGGTTCAATCCCTGGGACAGGTGGCATCGGCGGCAACGGCGGCGATGGTTCGTTCCCAGGCGGTGGTGTGCCAGGCAGTGGCCCTGGTGGTGGCGGTGGGACGTATCACTGGGTTGGCGGCCGCTGGGTTCAATGGTTGGCGGTGATGACTAAACGCGGAACTAAGGCAGAGGATTAAGCATGCCGTATATTGATGATGAAAACGAAGTCGCCAAAGAAGTGCCTTCGTTAACGATCGCCAAAGAAGATTTCAAAGGCCCGGTCGTTGATACGCGCAAGCAGCAGTACAGCGCACTCTCCACGTTCTATCAGGGCGAGAAGTGGGCCGTCGATCTGCTGCTGGAAACCACAGGTCGTGATTCCACTGTAGGTTCGTTCAGTGCTGACACATTGGCCACTTACGGCAACTACAGGTTGGTGAAAGGGTTTGAACTGGTTGTTGATTCGACCATTACCAACACCCAGGTTGTAGGCGAGGCTAACGGATTTGATTCAACGGGCGGTGGTACCGTCTATCCGTGCGTCGTACCTAACAACGGTACGCTGTTCATTGCTGACATGGGTAATGGGCGTAACGTACTGTTTGCCATGTACAACCCTGTAAAGCTCGGTATCTACGAGGAATCCCCGCACAAGGTTGAGTGGAAGGCAATTAAGTTCCTTGATGCCGAAACCATGGCAGCCTTGGAGGAGCGCACAGTCGAAACGGTTTACTTTGACCGTGAGAACATGCGTAACAACTTAAAGCCGTTGCTGACCCGTGCCGAAGTTAACAGCATCAAGCGCCTGAATAATTCGTACCGTCGTTTGATCAACCTGTATTTCAAGAGCTTCTTCAATCCTCGGTTCTCCACCTTTACATTGCCGATGAATAATGATTCGACGTATGACCCTAACTTGGTTCGGTTCTTGCGTCGCACCATCAGCACCGACATGCACAAAGACATGCACCGGGTGATTGAGCTCGATTGCAGTGCGGATCTGACCAGTGATCAACTGTCCCTCTACGACATGATCGCTAAACGTGACTACGAGCTCCTGTACAGCTGCTCACGGCATTTTAACCTGCGGTCTGTTGACATGTACCGCACAATCCCTAAACTGCACTCTGTGTTCTACTCAGGGATTCGTGAAGTCATGTCGGCGTCTGACATTAGCTTCTCTGTCAGCCACCCAATCGGTATAGTCGGCGCGGTAATGCCATTGCTCAAAGCTGGCGTTGAGAATCCGCACATGCGGGCTATTCTTCCGCAGCTGTTAAAAGGTGGTACTGAGCCAGCGCCCACTTACGGCAAGTACATCAAGCGGATTCTGTGCGATGACTATTACGTCTTCTCTAAAGAGTTCTACGAGGGTGATGGTGAAGTCTCCATGCTTGAGCGCATGGTCCAGCATCGGATGAAAGGTGAGGCTATCGACCTAACCGATTTGGCGGACCTTGCTGAATATTCAACCCGGTTCGATAACCTGGAGCGTTTCTATTACACTCCGATTATCCTAACACTGATTAAATTGGCGCCTGGAGTGCTGTAACATGAGAACAATGACGCTTGAAGGATTAGGGAATGGGTTCAGACGTCTGGAAAACAGACACGTTCCAAAAACCACAGCGTATTACATCTTCGACAAAGCTGAAGTGCATCTGTACTCCTTGGATGGCGCTCACTTCCGAGCAATGAATAACCGGATGGGCGAGTCGGTTATTGGCGCTTCGAACGCTCAAGACGTTGAAGCCGCGGCTGCGGAGATGATCTCAACAGGTGGTACCATCTGGACGATCATCACGCAGTTCATTGAAGGGGCTGACATCACATTCCCCGACCCGCAGATTCCGGTGAAGATCTATAAGCGCATCCTGGCGCATTTGGAAAACCACTTGGCGGAGATGCGTACTAACCTTCGGTACGATGCTCCAGAGCTAGAAGACTTCAGACAGATGGCTGAGTTCGCTACCCGAATCCGCGGTACGGCCATGGCGTTCGATCCAGACCTTGAGAAGAAAACCCCAGGTAACAATCTGGGCAATTGGTTTACTTCCCGCCCTGTGTTCAGGATCAATGATGGCCGCACTGCTGAGAAGAAAAATGTGATTCCTAAATCGGTAGCTACGTTGGACGCTATCGAGCGATTCATGGAGCTCACTAATGGCAACTGAACTGCAATCATCGGCGTTAATGGAAGACGTCGGTCCGATACTTGCAGCTGATGGCAGTCCTTACTTCGTCATCAGTGTGGTGGTTCACGCAGGTGGTAAGGAATACACCCCGCACCAGATCATCAGGATCGACGTTGCGCGGGTTTACCGGACGGCTTACATGGATGACCATTCTATCGTCTTGACGTTTGGTGCCGGTACGATGATGAACAGCATCGTGCCCTTTTCTGATGATCTTCGGATCACTATCAGCAAAGCTCCGGCGTCTGAAGATGGTGTAATGATCAGTTCGATGCCTGTTTCGGTAAGGACCTATAAGGCGTACATGGGTGACAACACCGACAGTACTGCTGAGTCTGGTTCCAATGCGGCTATGCAGGACACTGATACCGCCGATCGGTTCTCCATCATCCACACTCAGTTCGTGTTGGAGGAAGTGGCGGTGCAGCAATTGCGCAGCCAGAGTATCGGATTTATTGGCCGGGCCAGACCACCTTGGACGATATTGGAAGGTTTCGTATCCAGTGCGATCAAGACGTTAAAACTTGGGTTAGAGGAAACCATTAATCAGTTTGATCTGGTTTCGGCTAACAACAACAACCCAAGGGATCATGTGGTCATCCCCGATAATACCCCTATCCTTGAACTGGCCGATTACATTCAGAACAAAGCGGGGGGTATTTATTCAACAGGGCTTGGCTTCTATATCCAAGGTCGTTGCATTTACACCTGGCCGATGTACGACACTTCAAGAACTCAGACAGCGAAGAAACTGCTAACTGTAATCTTGGCACCTAGTCGTCATTCGATGATGATTGACAGAACCTGGCTGGTAAAAGGCCGTAAGCTGATGATCTTGTCAGCAGGTATTTCAAAAGTCATCGATGACACGGCAGGTAAGCTGAATATCCAAGGTAACGGCGTTCGGTTTATGGACGCTAGTAAGATCATTGGCGACAATGGTACTGTAAAGGATAACAAGTTCACCATGTCCCGTAGTCAGAACGTGAATGAGTTCATTACCACAGTTGTAGGTAATGGTCAGAACACGGCTAGGGGGTCGGACCCAACCACTAACGTTTATCTGGAAGCCAGTAAATTGGCAGCTAGATCCGTGGTCTACGTATTGGTACCTTGGATCAGGAGCAATCCGGATCTCATCGTTCCAGGGATGCCTACCGAGATCATCTTCGAATACGCGGGTGATGTCCAAACGATGAATGGGGTGTTGCTAGAAGCGTATCACAGCTACGAGTTGGAAGGGCGCGGCATGATTGCTTCACGGCATCGTGCTAAGACGTCATTGCTGCTTGCAGTTGACCGCCTCGACCCTGCTTATTTGATGTACTTGAAAAATGGGGGTACGTTATCCCCGGCACCAGAGATGGGCGCAATCTGATCACTGGTGGCATACCTGGCTCTTTAGCCAGGTATGCCATTATGCTATCGAAACTATTCTTAGCAACACATTACGATACTGTAAAACCACTATAACCTGTTCAGCCCATCAGGGAACAGCCGATGATAATGTTTCACCGCAAAAGGCAACACTATGATGAACAAAGCACTATCTCCAGCAAACCGTCCGGTTAAGCCCGGCGCGTTGATCAACTTGATTGTCTATGGCGCTGAGGGAGGATTACGCCGAAGGCAATTTTTAGTACTCAAGGAGTTCGACCACCAACAAATCTTGGGTAGCATTCGAAACGAAGGTATCGTTAAGTCCGAAGAGGTGCTTATAAAGCTCTCTGAGATACTTCTAAACCGCGGTATCGTTAAACCCGTTGATTCGTACACCTTAGACCTTGGGGATCTTGGGCGTCCTTCTACAGCCTTACAGAGTTATTACAAGCATTCACTGAATGCCGATTCCTCTACACTGCTTGCAATGATCGAGCAGATCGACAAAAGCTATTACACGTTCATGTCCGAGGAGGGCGAATTACAACTGCTGAAATTGGAAACCGGCGAAACACTTGCACATGTGCAGATAATCCTCGAATTTCCAAATGAGCTAATCTCTTACACAACGCTTGATCTTACAGGACCACCTGATGCCGATTATCCAGATACGTTGGCTGAAGAAATTCAACTAGCCGTCATGCAAGATCTTGTACTTAAATGGCCTGAAGCGGAAGTTACCGTAACTGTCAGAATAAGAAAGTCAGAGTTAGCCAGTGCCAAAGAAGCATTGCTAATACGCCAATAACACAACTGGGGATTCAAACTACTCGAAAAGAGGCACGGCAACATGCAAACTCGTGAAAGACTCGATGTAACAACCACACTAGCGATTTGTGCATTACTGACGCAGGACACTCGTTCTGTGCAAGCATGCGCTGAGACGCTTATGGACAGCAGTAGCTTGGCCGTACAGAAATCTCTACTGGCACCATTAGCGCAGTCCGAGTCAGCACTTGATATCGTGCTGAATGAACACGCATTTACTCAAACAGAGTTTCGACTTGGATTTGTCTGGCGCGGCAAATACGAGTACGAGATCATTGGTAGCTGCGATGAGAAGCCTGATTACGATGTACGTGACGTCGTATCAACCGTAGCCGAAACTTTCGTTGGGTGGGGAATCCACGAAGGTAAGGTGAAAATGCGAGTGCTGCATCCGAACGATGGGTCGTTCAGGTACCACTACGCAGACCTTGGTAGATCAACGAATCTGTCCTACGCATCTAAACATGCGGCATAATTGCGACATACACCTGCTCCCGATGGGAGCAGGTGTATGCTGTCTTTTTTTTGTTACTTCGCTGCAGAGTACATAGTCAACGACTCGGTAACGTGCTTAGCCGCATTCACGCAGCAGGTGCCAAGCAGCGGCAGGATCTTGCGAGGACCTTCCATCATGCCGTCCATCAAAGAACCCGCCAGAGATACCACTTTGGAGTTGATGGGCTTCTCACCATTTTTGATGGCGCTTTCCATCATCTTCTTCATGGTGTTGATCTCAGCCTTACCGCTCTGGAATCGACTAACTTCATGAGTGATGTACTTAGCGGTCTCTTTGATTTCGTGAGCCACAGACTCCATTTGATCAAAGGTCAGCAACGGAACCTCGGTCAGGTCGTGTTTACCCGACTTCACTTCCAGAATGAACTTGTCTGGATGGCTTCCGTCGCGGTCTACGGATACGCTGTGGCCACACGGCCAATCACCGTTAAAGCTGGCCAACTTAGGGTTCAGCAGACGTTTCACTTCATCGTCAAAGCTGGAGTCATCCATGTCCGCTAATGAAGCAAAGTTAGCACCAGCCATCGCCTTCACAGAGTCGAGGTAGTTCTTGTACCATTCCTCAGTAAACCCAATGGATTTGGCCGTCATCGCATGAATAGCCTTGACAGGGTCGCTGTAAATCTTTACACCGCGGCCACCAATACCTTCGGTCAGGTACACGGACCACGGGCCAGGATGCATGCTGTGCGATGTCGTTGTCAGTCTTTCACCGCGGGCTTTGGTAACGCGCGCTTTGATGTTATCGGCCAGCTTGTTAAGCTTACCGGTAGACGCGCCCAAGAAGGCAATGAAGTTCTGGATACCATCCCACAGACGAGTGATCATCTCAAGGAAGGACGTCCACAGACGCTTGATCACGCCCTCAGACTTACCTTTGGTTTCCTTACGGTTCTCTTCGTTGGTCTGCGTGACACCTGCAGCTTCGAATGATGCAGCATACACACCGGCCGGAACAGACACACCGCAGGTACGCAGGATGGCATCCATACCAACCTGGTACTGATGGGCCAGGCGAGGAGTCCAGCTTTCAGCACTGACTTGTTCCAGAAAGCGGGTGGTGTAGTTCTCGACCGAAGAGGCGACGTTACTCATCTCCTCAACGTTACGGCTGATCTCACCAACTTGGTCAGCGGCTTGCTGAATGGCGGTAGTGGAATCGACAATATCGTCCATCACCACTTCGGTAGGACTATCTTCCAAGACCGCTTGCGCCGCCGCGATCTCCAGGGCGTTTTGATGAACGATGCTCATGATGGGGTTTTATCCTGTGCTGATGTAGCGTAGCGACGTGTGCAGATGGCGACATATTCAACACACGCCCGAATGGTTTTCAAGTAAAACGGACTCACATGCGTCAGACCGTTACTGCAGAGCTGAAAGGCCTTTACCAGATCTCGTGAGCGCTTGCTGAAGGCACGTCCGGCTTCACTGTCAGTGTAGTGGTCGGCTTGAGCACTAGCTTCCTTAGCGGAGCTTTTAGACAGCGCGTCAAGGCGATCAATTTCCTGATCCAGTTTAGCGAACGAGACCAATGCATCTTTAGCCGCGTTGATGCCGTGTTCCATGTCAGTCAGCGAAAGAAGAGGACCTTCGGACTTAGCGGCCTTCAGCGTCTTGACGACATTGACCTTAGCGCCTGTGAGGTTACCCGCTCCACTGCCTGGCTTCACTTCCAGCGCCTGCCCTACCGCGAAATCGATTTTGATTGATTTAAGAGGAGGAAGGTTTTTAAGAATGTGGGTCTCTTTATCAAACAGACCGTACCATTCCTGAAGGAAGTCGGAGAACAATGAATCGGACTCTGCAAGCTGCTTATCGGGCTTTGCAATGGCACCGTGGCGGTCGGTAAGGTAGTTGGCAGAAGCCCCCAACTTAACAGGGTCGTTATTGGTCGCTTCACCCTTTAGGGTTTTGACCTTAGCCGATACTTTATCGACATACGTCCGCACAGCCGTAACAGAGCCCGTCAACTGACCCCACCATCGTTTGATCATGTCCATGACCTTACGCAGCGCATCGGCTAACCACTTACCAATTCCAGCTGCTGCGGTTTTACGTGTATCCTTTAGTTCAGCGCTGTATTGAGTCGATGATTCAAATGAAGGCGTCCATTTACGGATACCTACATTGATACCAGCGGCTCTGAGGTAAGACTCAACTGAGACAGCCAGTTGTTGTGCAAAAGCCTCTGTAACGTCCGTGTTGACGTGATTGTCGGCAAACTGCTGCATGATGTTGTCGAGACCATCCTGGCCTTCGATAACGTCTACAATCCCATCTGCTTCTACACACGAACTTAGCGAAAGTTCGCTTAAACAAGTAAGCTGCGCATCACAGTAATCAGCGGCATCAACGATGTCACTTTCCAGGCTCTGTTCACTGCGACGAACGACACCGCGAATTGCTAACCTTTGCAATACGCTATCCATGATTATTCCCCGGTTTTATCAGCTGGCTTCTCAGCTGGTTTTTCTTCAGGTTTCTCAGCCGGCTTCTCGGCCGCTGCTGTTTTACCATAGCCGCTGGCAGACTTCGCCACATAAACCAGGTTGGCGCGGAGCACCTTCATGACAGGTCCGGAAGTGTTGCTGAAACCGTCCAATGCCACACGGCTACCACCGGACAAGGCCTGGCTGGCTTTACGTAGAGTTGCCGCTTCGCCCTCACCTTGCGATTTCAACTTCTCACTGATGGCACCAGCAACGTTACCCACACGGCCGACGTTACGCATTTTACTCAGCGTATCGTTCCACTTGGCAACATCTTTCTCCACAGTGGTCAGGTCGAGCAGAACCGCATCAACCGAATCCAGCGTCTGTTTCATCTGTTCGATGGAGAGATGTGTGAACGAGGTTTCTTTTGCAGTGGCTTCATTGGACACCACTTTGGCCTTAGCGCCAGCCAATGCGTTTTCAGCATCAGAACCAGGCGTGATTTCCAGGGTGTGGAATGGGGTAACTGGCCACTTCAACGAGCTCGGCAGCTTGGCCGTGTTGCCAGTGATCATCGGTTTCAGACGTTCGGACCCACCCGATGCCAGCGCGTCAACGTTAGCCTGGGAGATCAGACTGTCCCAATGCGCTGCCCAATCCTGTACGAACTTCTTATAGTCCGTGTGGGTGGTGTTCACGATCTGCGAGGCTTCACCCGACTTAGTCAGGTTGCCGTCACCGCCCAGTTTTACGTCACCCGATGGAGTGGCGCCTTGAGTAGCGTCAACACGTTCACGCACACGTTTGCTGTATGCTTGGACCGCATTGATGTTGTTACGCAGCTTCGCCAGCATGCTGGTGATGAACTCACCGAAACCAGCAAAGGCTTTTTTGATCATTTCCCAGATGCGGGCTATAATGCCTTCTTTCTTTTCTTCGGCTTCCGTCGAATACTGGGAACGGGATTTACCTTCCATGGAAGGCAGCACTGTGCTAGTAGGAATTTTCATCCCCATCGAGCGCAATACGCACTCAACCGAAACCTCCAACACGCCGACAGCGTCTTCTGGAATACCAGCCTCGCCGTAGATAGCGACAGTATTGTCGATCAGACCGGATAGCCCTTCAGCGCCATTGGTACTTTTAACGATGTCGTCAGATGCGGCAGAAACATTACCAACTGCTTCATCATGCTCGGCGATTTGTGCGTCGAGGTCGCTCCCCAGCTCCGCCATATCGCTTTCGAAACTGGCTTCTCGCTGAGCAGCAGCGCGTTGGATTTGGATGCCGTAGTTGTCGATGGTCCGACGACCCAGCATTGCAGAAACAGTAGTCATGTGAATACCTCAAAGAGGCAGGAGGTCCGAAGACCCCCTGCGGCTGTAATTAGGCGGTTGCTTTTTCAGCAGGTTTGGCCTTACCGTGCGCAGCAGCTGACTTGTTGACGTAGGTCAGGTTGGCGCGGACGATATCCAATACGGCAGGGACCGACTGCCCCAGGCCGTCGATGCCGATGCGCGCGAGGCTTTGGAAGACCTGACCCGTAACACCCATCTTTTTCGCCATCTGGCGTACCAGCGGGCCATTGTTGGGATTGATCCCGACGGCAGCGCTATTAACACGCGTTAAGAGCCCGGTGCTCTTAAGGTGACTCAGATTAGTTTTGTATTTGTCGAAGTCTTTCGCAGTTGCGGCTACTTCCTCCAGCAATGCGGCGGTGGCATTCAGCACCTCCATCATGTTTGCTTTGGTCAGCGCGGGGCATTTGCTTTGCTTGTTTTCACCATCGATCTTGACGGAAGCTTTAGCCCCGATCAGTGGATTTTCGGCATTCGAACCCGGTGCGATTTCCAAAGAATGGAAAGAAGTAACTTTAACGCTTTTCCATTCGGGTAGTTTTTTAGCTTCCGCTTCCATCATGGCGGCGAAAGTAGCGCCAGCGGTTTCAGGGTCCTTCAGTGATTTTTTAGACAATTCATTGGTAAACAGGGCACCGAAGTAGCCTTCCCATTTGTTGACGAATGCCTTGAAGCTAGTGCCGGTATTGCTGAGGGTTGCGCCAGGCGAGGTTGCGCTGCAGAACTTACCATAGCCGCCGAGGGAAACTTCACCCGTGGCTTCTTCGCCTTCCAGAGCTGATACTTTTTCTTTCAGCTTGCCGGTAAGCTTGGACAGCGATTCGGTGGAGTTGCGCATCTTATCGACCAGACCGCCAACGAAATCAACCAACTGGCCGAAGATCTTTTGAATCCATTCCCAGATACGACCAACCACGCCGTTCTTTTTCTCTTCGGCTTCCGTCGAATACTGGACCGGAGTGGCGCAGGCTTCCATCGATGGAAGGATGGTGGAGAAACCACCAGGGTGGCCCATCACGCGCAGGATGGCTTCAACCGATACCTCCAGTTGTTTAGCGGCATCCTCAGGAATGCCAGTTTCGCCATAGATATCTACGGTGTTATCGACCAGATCCGACAGGCTATCAACGCCAGTGCTGCTGGCGACGATGTCATCGGAGGCTGTGGTGATCTGGGTGGATACGTCGGACACTTCGTCGATAGCGGTGTTGCTTTCATCAACCAGATCGACGATGTCACTTTCCAGGCTCAGAGCCGATGCTGCTACTGCGGCCTTGTTATGGTTAGCCGAGCGACGGCCAAGTTGGGCGGTAAGAGTGGTCATGCAAGTTCCCCTAGAGCGGTTGAGATATGTTCGGTCGTTATTCGTTTAATAGTACGTAGTCATTAATCACCAAGACAACTAGCTGTATGACCACCACATAAGATCGAAGGATACAGCCACCATGTCAGATGCATCGCTCGCTAATTTGGTGTACGACATCCCTTTGAGCAATTTATCGTTTGTCTCAGATAGTTACATTCTAGACGATATTGGTTTTGCTGTAACTGAATACGGAAACCTTCAACCCTTATGCATCCTTTATAATGAAACGAATGATCCAGATCCATGTCGCGTCATTTATCTTGCAAACACAGACGTGCTGTTTAAAAAGAACCTACTGTTAGGCGATGTTGTTGACGATAACCTAAACCTTATTTACAGACCCACTACTGCATCGCCTGTGATCATTCCTACCCGATGCCCACAATGCGATTCACCTCTAGACATTAACCATAGTCGCAAGTTACTGATCAAATGCGTTCCTTGTAGCATATCTCAATACCACCAGCCGTAATGGCTGGTGTTATGCCGTATAAATTCGATTTAAAAAATCTACAGTCACACATTGCGTACTTGAACACCACCACTAATGTCCTAAGGAGGACTGTAACATGATCACTATCACTAACCTGAAAACCATGCTGGCTGAAAACCTGACCAAAGGTGCGGACGACATCGTCGTTCACACTGATGCCTTGAAACAAATCAAGGCCATGCGTGACAAGCTCATGGAAATGTCTGGCTACGATGAGAACAATCTCACCGAAGCTGACCTGACCCTCATGCACGACATCCTGCAGTTCTTCAAGCCTGAGTTCCTGGCTCACGGCACCACGATCGAAGACTGGCATCTGATGCCAGCTCCGCAAGAAGCCTTTGAAGAAGGTCTGCGTGAAATGGAAGATAAGCGCGGGCTGATCAGCTCCAACATCCTCTTCCCTGCGATCCTGGTTGCTGACTACATCCTGGAACACGAAACCTTCGCCCTGTAACACTCTATCCGTAGGAGGATAAACCCATGAGAAACTTAATGTTCCTCGCCCTCGGCCTCTGTCTCGGGATGTATATCTCCCGCCTCAAGAACGAGACTAACCTGGCTCTGCATACTGCCAAGCTCGAACCCAGGACCCCGGCCTCTTAATCAATACCAATGAGGGGCATTAGCCCCTCACACCCACAGGGAGTATCGTCATGTTCACAGTAAGTACGAAGTACGTTGCTAAGCTTAAGGCTGAGTTTACAAAGCTGGACCCAGCGCTTTTTGATAAAGGCATGTGGCAACTGTGTAGGGCCATCAACTCCGTTCCGGACCTGGCTACTTCGAACTGCTGCGCTGGGCATGTCGATACTACTGAGTCGGGAAGGGACGTGATGTACGTCTCCTTGCATGCTAGCACAGAAGCCGCTGAACGCACTATCGCCACTATCTACGAGTGGTGGTGTAAGTTCTTGGGTTCACAGGTACTCACGAACGAAGGCATGGTAGATATCCATCACACCACGACCTTAGAAATAAGCCGACTCCGTAACCACTACGAAGAAGGTGAACTTGTTTACACCTACACGCTCCGTTGTGAAGTCGACAACGGCGTCAACAACTCCGAACGCAACATCAACGCATTAGCCAAGTCGCTTGAGCGCCTGGGTTTTCTTAACAGCCGTAAAATGGCATAAAGGAGATACACATGAAACAATTCAAAATGCTGGCATTCGGTTTGGTAATGGGCGTTGTTGGCGCGGTCGGTATTGGCAGCGGTGTGTTTGACGAAGCAGGTCAGGCACAAGCTGCACATGCAGCATTCGCTCAGCGGTAAAAAAAACGATTGAAATAAGTTTCACTGATACATTACGAACGTAGATGTGATCCATCTTTTGGTTTACCTAGGAGCATTACCATGTTGAACGTAATTGGCCGTATCGCAGTATCCGTCACCGTGCTCGTTGTAACCTTCATCATCCTCGATCAGGTTCGTGAACGCGACTTGGTGAATAAAGGCATCGAGAAGCTGACGAAGTAACACCCCGCAATACCCCAACCCTTTTGATCTAATGTATACATGTCCCAGGAGGACACACAAATGACTACTTTCGATACCATCCTCGTTGCAATGTCCCTTGCCATGTACGCCCTGTTCATCGTCAGCGCGTACTACTTCGTTAAGAAAGGCATGAAGCCAACCGACGCCATCATGGAAGTTTGCGCTTCCCTGACTTTCACTGTCGGCGGCCTGAACCGCGAAACCGCGCTCTGGAATGTGTTCGTCATTCTGAGTCTGATCCTGTTCGCCTGGATCTTCACAGTACCTGGCTACACCGCTCTGTTCTTCGTCACCTGGGTCATCAGCTGGGTCGTACAACTGGCTGTGCATTTCGGTAACGGTACGGAGTACAAAAACTACAAATACTTCGGCTTCACAGCCATGCAATACTTTTCCAAGTAATAAGATGCACGGGGACCTCCGGGTCCCCACACATCTCCCCTTCTTTTTTTTGTTTAAGGACAGCGATATGCCCAGTTCCAGCATTAAGCAATATAAGCTCATGATGTTTGCCGCTATGAATGCGGACTTTGCAAAGAAGAAGGGGATCGATCAGAAGGTTGCTAAAGAATGGCACGAAGCTGACGAGAAAAAGAAGAAGGAAGACCCGAAGTGGTTTTACCACCTGCCTGATAAATTTGAAAAGAAAAAGAAAGAACACACTGAATCCATGGAAAGCCTGAGCTCTTTCTTCGGTAAGTTCTTTGGGTCTGATGCGTCAATCAAAGGCACGCCACAGCAAGTCGAACTCAACTACGTCAAGAAGCTGTTTAAGGATGCACACCTTCTGGATGAGATCGTATTAAAGGAAGGTAAGATCGATACTCCGAACATTAACAACCATTTGCTGCTGCGTCATTTTAATGAACGCACTTGGTTGAGCGATCTTGAAAACGGTGTTTCACAAATCACCAACTACGCGCAACAGTTCTTTAAAGCACGCGCGAGTTACGCGGGTGAAATGCACACGATCTACAAGAAATGCGAAACACTGGAGCCAAAGGCCGCGCTCGACTATGCGGTCAAAGCTACAGCCACGGCTAAGCGTAAACTGGATGCAATCTCACCACCTAAATTCATCTTGGCTATCGGCACGACCAAACTCGAACATGGGTATAAGTTTGCAGTCGATGGCTTAGGTCAAAGCCCGCATTACATGAATGCGCTTACTAAAGGCCAAGTTAAAAAAGTCCTTTCATTACTCCCTCATCTGTTTCGCGTGGATAGCGATACTTTTACAGATGATGAAGATAACGATTTGTTGTGGACGTTAGACGACACGGATGAAACCAAATGGTGGTCGAACAAGTACCCGGATGATGATCACATCTGGGGAGATATGCTGAACCTCTTCCCATGCGCCGGCGACTTCTACGAATACGAATACGAAGATGAGCTCAATGGCATCGTAGCCAAGATCCGTAATGGTTGCGAAGAACTGATTAACAAATCGGTAAAGATGTAGGGTCCTACGCTAAGGAAAGTAAAGGACCCTACAAAGAAGGAAGTGATAGTACGTTCAGGCATCAGGGAAAGGTCTATAGAGTGGACGACCTTTTGTACATGACAGCTAGAGCTAAATCGCACCCATTTGAATTATCAAAACTCAAGTGGATGTTAAAGGATGAAAAGATAGACCAGGCGCGCGTGGATCGCTCCGATAAATCTATCCCGGTTGTTGTTACAGAATACGAGCCGGGTAAGTTTGTCACAATGGACGGGTTTCACAGAGTTGTGAAGGCAATTCAAGCTGGGGATAAAACTATACCTGCTGTCGTTGTGTCTAAAGCGATGGTCTCGCAGCTGCCTGAAGTCAAATAAACACATAGAGCCAGCTCCGCAATGGAGCTGGCTCTATGCTGTCAAGTGTTGTACAGTAATACATTATCCAACTGACTTATATCACATCACAAGGAACTCTACAATGCGTCCGAATCATAAAGTTATCTATTCTTCCCGCACCGCTGATAAGTTTGTATTGCGTCTGCCAGACGGTATGCGTGAGGTACTTGCTGAATGCGCGCGCGGGAGTCACCGTAGCATGAACTCTGAAATGATTGCGCGGCTTGAAGCAAGCATCATGGAAGATCAAAAGAAAAACAACCCAGCGATCAATATTGACGTAGAGTCCGGTCAGTCAATGCCGGTGGTCGACGCCTGGACGCCACGCACTGGCATGCTGGTCTGCTACCGTCTCGATATTAAGAAGGTGGGTGTTATCCTTGACTTCGATCAGGCTGATGATGGTACCATTTGGGTAGACTTGGATCTGCTCGATGGCAATAAACCCAGCGCCCCAATTAGCCATCTCCAGCCTTTCGTTTGCACGTAATGGTAACTTGTTAATAACGCTGCCGATCGTATAACAAAATCTATCGGCAGGGGTACGTAGCATGCATAAAGGTCTGTTTGTAGCATTCGAGGGTATTGACGGCACCGGCAAGACTACTCAGCGGGAGATGACCGCCGATCGCTACGAGAAGGGAACTCTTGAAGTTACTCGTACCTTTGAACCAGGTGGTACTCAGCTGGCAATGCAGTTGCGTGACATTATAAAGTACCACAAAGATGAAACCATCTCCACGGTGGCTGAAGCTATGTTGTTTTACACGGCCCGTGAACTTCATCTGACAAACGTTATCCGTCCCCATTTGGCTGAGAATAAGATTGTTCTCTGTGACCGTTTCGCTGACTCCACAGAAGCTTACCAGATGGCCGGCGGTAAATTGGATCAGGCGTTTCTTCAAACACTTCGTAAAACCGTGGTTGGTGATACCGAACCTGATTTGACGTTTGTGTTTGTAATGGACATCGATAAGGCGTTTGCTCGGGCTGGTGAACGTGGTGAAAGCTGCCGGATGGAAGGAAAGGGGCGTGATTACTACATTGCCGCTCAGCAACACTTCGTGAAACTGGCACATCAACCTAACTCTCCGACCACTTACGTCATCATCGATGCCGATCAGTCAATCGACGTCATCAATGAAAAGATCTGTGAAGAAGTGGCAAGAGCGTGGGATCGTAAACACGGGCCTTTGATCAAACCACTGGTTCTCAATTAATCAACTTACTTAATAAACATCCCGGAGTCCTTTAATGGCAAAGCCTGAAGTTACAATCGCAATCGACAAAGCCGAAGTGTTCTATCGACTGCCTGCTAACGCCGAAGGTCTGATCGAAATGGATGTGCGTCAGTTTCTTAAAGACGTATCTCGGTTCGGTTCGGTCCAGGAGCGTGAGTTGCTGGAAAACGACCGTACCAAGTTGCATCCAATCAACTACAACGCGGTTGTTCGCGTAACGCACATCGGCGGCGAAGCCAAGCGGTTTGAGTTCCTCGTTTATCAGCGACCTAAAAAGGGTAATGGAGAGTCCCGCCTGTCCGAAAACCATTCCATCGGCATCGGCGGTCATCCAGATCGCGCTGATGTGGTTTACAACAGCAATGACTCATTGAACTTATACGCGACCGCCGTTGCTGGCGCGAAACGCGAGAACAGTGAAGAAGTAACTCTTTCTGAAACCCCTTCACAGCTTCGCTTCCTTGGGTTGATTTATGATCCAAGTAACGATGTAGGTCGTTACCATCTCGGCCTGTTCGGCATCTTGTTCGTTAGTGCCGAGTGCACAGCCACATCGAACGAAAATCAAATCCTCAATCCTCATTGGGTTGATGTCGATGCCATCTCCGACACCGGTTATAACTTCGAAAGCTGGTCGGCTATCATCCTCGCCGGGTTGACAACGGCTGACCTTCGTAGCGGTGCTATCTCCGCCCAGGTTTAACAATAAGGCACGGGCTTCGGCTCGTGCTTTTTGCCCTTTAGAGGATAGATATGCAACAGACTAAAGTTGCGTCATTAATAGAAACGGTAGCCGGTACCGTGATTGGTCTTGCTGTAGGCGTCCTTACACAACTCGTGATATTTCCTTGGTACGGCATAAACGTCCAGTTTCACGATAACCTTTCCATGGTAGTGATCTTTGCCGCCGTTGGCATGGTTCGGACATACGGCGTACGCCGACTCTTCAACGCAGCCCCTTGGCGCAAATTTAAGGAACGTAGAAATGCGAGCAATTGATAGTCAGTACAAAGACATTTATCGCTTCATTAACCAACACGGCCTGGACAAAGGCGATCGTACCGGCGTGGGTACCCTCTCAGCGCTGGCGGGTTGGATGCGTCATGACCTGCGCAATAACCGTCTGCCGATCACATCGCTGCGCGTTATCCGCCCAGAGAAGTTCATCCACGAGATGCTCTGGTTCGTGTCGGGCAGTTCCAGCATCAAGTACCTGAAAGATAACAACGTCGGCATCTGGGACAGCTGGTTCATTCCGGGCACTGACAAGTACGAAGAACCTGTACCGTACAACATCGATGAACTGGCCGACATGTACGTCGATGCCCATGGTGTCTTGCCGTTCACAACGCTGTTTCAATCCATTCCGGCCAGGCCTTCTTTCGATGAGCTGCAAAGCGCCCTTATCCTTTCGGGGATTCCAAAGTGCGAATGGCAACCGATCATTGATTTAGAGTTCTCCGGTAAAGACTATCCGGTTGACCCTCAGGATGTCAACATCAATGTAAAGAACGGCTCATTGAAGGTCACCATGACTCGCTTCCAAGCACTGCTGCTTGGTTGCTGGATTATCAAAGATCTGGGCTGTGGCTATATCAACCAAAAGGCCGGCGGAAGAACCCTCACCTTACAAGAACGTTTGGACCTTATCCCTAAAGACAATGTTGAACATTGGGGTTTAGTTAACGGGATTGCGTTTTCGGTCTTGTACAACAAAGTTAACACAGGTGATGAACCTACGTTAATCAAAGTTGTTCAAAACGGCCAGATTGAAACCGTAGCTATTTCTGGTACTAAAGAAGTAGGTATCGGTAAAGTACTAACCACTATCGGCATACCTACAACTGAAGTGCCGAAACCAACGATTATCGGCTTCCTTGACCGTATCAAAAAGGCCCATGCACAAGGTCTGGAACGGAAGCTGTACGAGTTCTGCGATTTTAAAGAAGGTTTGGTTCGCGATACGGCCAGTAACACTTATGCTGAGTTGAACGTGGAACTCTGTCCGTCAATTACCGGACCTTGGGACTTGTTCCAATCCGAAGTTGACCAGATCAGTGACTGGCTGACAAAGCACAACGTTCCTTCTGAAATCACACACCCTGCGGTGAAGCCCGTATCTCTCCAGACTCGTCTGAACCGTGTCTCCAAGAACGACAAAGAAAAGTGGGACAAGATCAACGCAGTGATCGATGAACCGTGGGAAAACCTTGCGGAGAACGCTACAGGTAAGTCTATCCTGGAAGCGGGGGAACTTGTCAAGATTGAGATCTTCAAAGACGATAAGTTCCAGAAGGTCGATATCCGCAGCATCGTAGCAGCCTGCCTGGGTATCACGCTGACAGAGCTGGGTATCAGTCAGTACAAGTTGATTGACGCAGATATTGGTAAGGGTGCTTACGGCCCGCAATGGCGACGTTACCAAGATACGCAACTGATTCATCGGGACGAATGGCCGCAGTTTGAAAAGCAGGGTTACGTTCACGTAACTGATGTATCTCCAGGTAGTCCTGACAACGAGTACATGGTGAATGCTCACTGTGGCTCCATTGTAGTACATCGAGAAATCGATCAGCTGCAGAACGCTATCGACATGCTTAAGAAAGATCCTGATAGCCGGCGGATCTACGTGACCTCCTGCAACCCAGGCACAAACTGGCAAGCAGCACTTGAGCCGTGCCACCTGTACTTCCAGTTCATCAGCCACGAGAAAGACCTTCGCGACTTTGAGGAAGACTTTGCCAAGCTCGATCTGACTGGCGAGTACATCGGGCACTTCAAAGACGTCGCTTTAGCGACGTCCGAGGAAGACTCTAATGATGCGCTTTACCTGAAGTGGGCTCAAGAGTTTGCTGTCATCAAAGGCGTTCCTACACGTTGGCTCAGCATTGCTGTGGTACTACGCAGCTGGGATGTGCCAGCTGGCGGCGTTTTCAACACGCCTCAGTACGCTGTGCTGACCCGCATGGTGGCTGAAGTGGTCGGTATGGAGGCCCGTGAGATGTTCATCATGGGGGTCGACTCCCACATCTACAATTCACAAACCGCCCTGGTCGACGAGGTTATCTACACCGACTATCAAAATGATAATCCACAACTGCACATTACCCGCAAAGTGTCCAGCATCGATGACTTCACGATCGATGACTTTGCTATTACGGGTTATGATCCTGTACCGAACACAAAGGTGATGCCAATCGCCCGTTAACGATCAGTGCCTCAAGGACGAGGCCCCCTATTAAGGAAAGATGTATGCCCAAGCTTTATATCTGGTGGACCACTCAGGGCGATTGCGAAAGCAACATGGAGTCGGTCGAGAAGTACATAAACGGTCGGTCAATGCAGTGTTCTCGCGTACCAGGCGGGAATACCATCCCAGAGTATATCCTTAGTAACCTCAGGGCTCGAAATGGCCGGAACGCTCAAGGAACCGTTTGGGGTCACGGTGTAGATACCGATATCAATGAGCAGATTAAAGATAAGTGGGAAAAGACAACCGATTTCCACCGTCTGCTTGAGGCCAACTGCGGAGGGGTTCTGTTCTACGAAAAGGATCTTCCTATCGTTCATGACAATATCGGGTTTGTTACCGACTTGGGTCTGAAACTTATTCTTAAACGATAGAGGAAATCTTCATGAAGCGTTTTCTACTCAGTCCTCACATCAAAGGCGATGTTCCCACAGCCCGTCCGGTTGAAGAGATTGTGTCAAAGCTTCGCGCTACAGGCTGGGTGGGTATCTATGCGTTCATTGCTGAACAAGAACACTCGATGGAAACCCATCCTAAACGTGTCGGCACGATCCTGAACTATGGCATTGTTCAGGAAGAGGGCGTCAAGCAGATCTTCATCGATGTAGAGTGCGAAAAGCCCGAGCACTTCGAAGGTTCAATGACAGCAAGCATTAATGCTGCCGTCAAGATGTCTCGTAACAAGGCCACAGGTAAGATCAAGATCGGACAGGAGTCCTGCTATTTCGTAACCATCGAGACGCATTGCCTGGACCACATTGGTCGCGGTACGCTGCATTGCCTAGACCCTGAAATGATTGAGGAATAGTCATGGATACTGCAGTTTCCATTGAATCAATTGTCTTCGTTCGCTACAAGCAGCTGAAAGGCGGTAAAAAGATCGCCCGCAGTATTCGAATCATTAACAGCGGTATCAAAACAACGACCACTGGCGAAGGGTCTGAGAAACTTCTGCTCGTTACTGTCGATAACAAGTTTGCGGCTGGTACTCTGATGGGCACGCTTAATACAAAAGCCGGTACTCTGATCATGGCCAGCGAGGGACTAAAACCCTTGGGTTATTTGAAGAACAAATATTTTCAAGTAGCCGGTTACATGCCTCATGCACGCATGTCTAATACCAACCGCCGTAAGAAGGGACTTGACCTTGGAAGTAAAGTTTCGACACCTCGAACGCCGCATGTATCTGGTGGCAAACGAAGCAAGTTTTAAAGCCGCGGCAGAACAGGCGTTTACGAACAACGGCTGTATCAATAGATTGGATGAGGAAGACTGGCGGGGTATTGATGGTGAAGCTAAACGCATCTACCCAGCCATTGTGACTTTCTATGGCGCTGTTGGAACCACCCACGAACCCTCATCCTCGTGGATAACTTTAGCACAGTACATTAAAGAGCTGACCGCTAAGGTTGATGCGATTTCTAATTTCTAGGAGGCATGATGCCGTCTGTAACGTATATCCCTCGTGTGTTTGTTGGTCAGCTCACTGGTGAGTATTCCCTGCTCAGCATTGGCGATCCCAATCAGGAAGACGAGTTTGCAAAAAGCCACCCAGGTCGGCATCGCTTGGAGATTGATGATGTCGAAGAGCTGATTGATAACTCTTACGTCATGTTCGACTATCTGAAGGCGCTGAAGGTGCTGGTGTGGCTCGAAGATCAAGGTGATAAGGATATCGTCATTCACTGCGAAGCAGGTATCAGCCGTTCCGCAGCAGTAGCAAAGTTCATGGTTGAGCATCTGGGGTATACGCTTAAACCCCATGGTGATCTAAGGACTGACATGGTCGGTTATAACGTGCTGGTCTTCCGTCAATTGCTCATCGCCCAGCTAGACCGAGTAAAGACAAAACTGGTTCAAGTAAAGGAGAAGTAATGTCAGCTCGTGCATGGGGATCAGTTATCTTACTCATCCTCTTTGTTGTATTCGTAACAATCGTGACGCCCCACTGGATTCATCAGCGGGATGTCGGCAATACGGTTGTGGCCAGCATGGATAAGTGTGTTGAGTTCGAACGCGCTAAAGGTCATGGTCAAGACCACCTCGATTCCACCTACCGACTTTGCTGGATGCGTGCTAAGTCAGACGCCTCTAAATAACACACGCCCTGGAGATTTATCATGCGCAAAAGTGACACAGCTATGTTTGAAAAAGCCCAAGCCGAACTGGTAAACAAGGATTACGCTGCGGCCATCCTCGCCCTGTACACCTGGTTCTTCAGCAAGAAAGAAACGGTTGCAGGTCGTCTGCCGATGGCTGAAAGGATCTCGATGCTTGAACGCATCGGCATTGATCTTAAGCTGATTGCAGTTTACAACAAGAAGCGCAAGTACCTGAAGACTGATCTCATGATCTATTTCGCGGATAAGCGTGAACCTGAAATCCTGGCATCTCGTATCTCCCAGGATCTGCAGAGCTTCCTCACCAAAGACGTCGGCGTTGGTATTCGTGACGCAGAGGTTAAAGAGGATGATGAAGAGGACGCCGCAGCATGAAAGAGAATAAAGACCACCACCAGGTTGTAATGTCGACCGAGCATTACGAATCGTTGATCAACGCTGCTCGCGGTAAGCTGCACGCACTTCCAGCCAAGGAGGTTGCAAAGATTGACCGACACGTCCGTAAGTTTAACTACTGGCGTCGCATACAGCGAGAGCAGGAACTCCTGTCTGAGGCCGTGGATATCAAGGAAGAAAAGCGAGCCGTCCGGGCATTTCTTGATGAGTGGGAAGGTAAACGAGTAGTCTTCGTTATCCGAAACCTGTACGAAATCACAAAGGCCTATGTGGTATTGGTCGTTGGCCCATCCCGGCAAGTTAAACGCGGGATCTGTGCGCAGATAATTCAGGATGCGGGACATCGGTGTGTCCACGCCATCCCAAGCTGCTTCATGTCGATTGATGACTTCAACGATTACAACCGCAAGAAGTTTGAGAAAGAAGAAGCCGAACGACGGAAGGTGGTGCAATGATCAACTTCAGACGGTCGGATCTTCCAATCGCGTACGAACCCGTGATTGTTGACCACCACTCGGTCACGAACGAGCATGGTGTTGTTCAGGTCCCTGCGCACGCTGTAGCGGGTTCATTTACTAAACTCATTTGTCAGCATGGGTACGTGGTGTATGGGATCAGCCATATCTCACCTGACCACGTTCAGATAGTGTATCTGAGTAATGCGCGCATCGAACTGGCTTGGGAGGAATATATCAAGCTGGATAAGAACTCTATCGGAACGTGTTTCGGCTACCTGCCCCACACGGTTCATCTCGAACGTTAATAAAGGTATATTGTCATGAGTCGTAATAAAGTCCGCAAGCAACAAGCAGTTGAACGTCACAACGCACAGTACGAAATGCATCGGCAACTGGAAGAGCTGAATGCCAAGAACCGCATGCTGCTCCCATCGCTGTTGCCTGATAACGTGACGTATGGTCGCACTCCGGGTACATCCGAGCCAGTGTCGGACATGCTGGACGCCCAGACTGCCGAAGACCTGGGTTTACAGCGCGGTCGGACCAAATACGTTCAGACGGCTGAAGATCTGGGATTGGTGCCAGTTGATGATGGCGGGTTGCGCCGTGGCGAGTTCGCCGTTGTATCGGCACGCACCCCTGCCGATAAGACAGTTGGTGGTCATGAACTACACGACCACCAACACGACACCATCGGCTTCATGAAAGCCCGGTCTGACTTGGCGGATGGTGCGGTCCACGGTCGGGGACTCACCGCGGTCGATCTCACCGTACCGGCTGAAGTATTTGTGGCCACACAGCCTGAATAACTGCAGGTGATCAATAAAGCATAGGTCGGCCGAAAGGCTGACTTTATGCTTTATTTTTATTTTTGTGTTAATGACATGAGCCTTCCAGAGGTATTGCGGGATGGAAACCATACGGGTCAATCGACATCGTCTATTAGTTGGGGATAGGTTCGTCATACCCAACGACAGTGATCGGTTACTCTACGAGGTGCAGGGTAGCCATCCCGATTCTGGACTGCTAATTAGGCGTATTAAACATGGTTGGTACGGCTACATGCACCTGGAGTCGGGAGTGGTCATTGGTAGCGAGAAGGACAGTCCCTTAAAGGAGCTTACAACAATACCCTTAGTGGTCTTGATGAATGAAATGGACCTTGCGTAAAGCATATAGGCAGGGCGTACGCCCTGCCTATATGCCGTATGGGTTAGATCGCTGTAAAAGTCTACGGCAATACATCATGGTAATAGAGAACGTCCTGGAGGTGTCTATGGACAGGTTAAATATAGAACGTAAGAAAGAAGAAATGCCAAGCCTTAATGAAGATGGTGGTGGAAGGTCGACAATAATGGACTACAAGCAGCCCTATCAGCGAGTTCCTACGGATAGGGATGGCGGTGGCTTCCTGAGTGGGTTCACTCCCGTATACATGTTCAGTAGTTTTTGTGACATGAAGTCTTAATGAGATAAAATTCATTATGCACGATATGGACAGAAAGAAAGAGCCTGCATCCCGCTTTTATTTGGTTATGGAGTTAGGGCAGGAAACGGTTGATGACCACAGTAACTTCATGGGTGACTATAGTTATTCTGACATGAAAGAGGGTTACATCATCGACGGCGTGTATACCGATAAGCCCGATCTTGATCTATTTCGTAAGGAGGACGCTGAGTTTGTAAACCAGCGTCACACTTTATTGAACTACACTCGGGAGTAGTGTGGATGGACATAGGTAACGATAGAAAGAAATGGATGCATATACCTCGTTGTCATTGGTTTTCTGAATCCACGGGTCGGGAAACCATGACTGACGATACTCACCGTTCCGGTGACTTTAATCAGGCGAAATTTGTAATGAGGCAGTGGCACGTTGTCGAAGGAAACTACACCACCGAACCTGATCTTGACATTATTCGCCTAGAAGATGCTGAAGCGGCTAGAGAAAAAATAGATTTGTCCAATTACACTCGGGAGTAACTCCCATGCGTCACGACAACCACAGAAAGAAAGCAATGCCGGGTGAGTGGGTCTGCAGATCATCCGATGGTGGGAGACCCCTTGACACAATGAGGGACTATTACTACAACGACGGTAATCGCACAGAAGGCAATGGTCAACTTGATCCGGATGTCTTAACCCCCGCCAGAGAGCTCGATCCGTTCAGAGTGTGCGGCGTCGCGCCGTTTAAGAGGGCTCATCATGGCAGCTGACGTATACCGTAAAAAAGTTCTCTCTCGCGATCATCTGATGATCAGTAAAGATGAGGGCGGAGTTAGGAATAAAAGAGTAACCACCCACTTCTCAGATGACGGTAATCGGCGCCTTGGTTGTTTCGCGACAGACCCCGAAAATCTCATCAATTCAATTGATAGAGATACTAGGCGCTTTCGCGGTGGTGATTTTAGACCTGTGGATAAAGAACATGTCGATTGATCAGCATCGTAAGAAAGCCATGCGGGGACGAAAGCCTGGCGATGAGGGCGGTTATGGCACAATACCTGACGGCATTGGGTATAACGATCCGTGGTGGTTATCGCCAGGTCACCCGGCTGATAGAACAGACCCAGATTTATTTAAGGCCGGCTGGATCTTCGATGCCGAAATCGATAGGAAGGACCAAGCTAACAGAGCTTCAGGACATGGTGATTCTTGTGATTACACCCGGCCTTAGCGGAGTTGAATATGTTGGACATAACCCGTAAGAAATTTGCCGATCCGCGGGTTTCATCGCCAGACGGCGGCAGTGGCGCAATCGACAATGATAATGCCGTGTGTCCGTCGCGGCCATTCCGGACAGAAGGTCACTTCGTTGATGGCGATCAATGTAGGTTTCATAAGGTCATGCTTGCTGTACACATAGGTGGTTGCAAAGATTTTACAAAGTCGTAATACCTAACCTTATTTATCGAATTTAAACAAACCCTGTTGGAGTTAACATGCGTCTCAATTTCATTCCAGAACCTGTAAGTCAAAACCTCCTCGATAACATCAAGCATTGGAACGACCAGCTTCCATTGCTACGTGGCGATAACATCTACGACATCTCCCGCCTGTTCTTCTCCAGCAAAGGCTGGGATGCTCAGCAAGCGCACCTCACCGCCGACATCGCCCATGGCAAAACTGGCGGCGAGAACGACCGGCATATTCACAAGGTCGTTCTGGACGGTATCCTCAAACCTCAAGGTCTGCGCTTCATGCGCACCCTGATGGGTCGGCTCATCATCAACGAGGATGAAATCATCGGTGCCTTCGTCAATCCAAGCACCAGCGCCACTCAGGCCAAGTACGATGTCATCGGCACCGATGCATTCGTCAACTACTTCCGCGATACATTCAAAGAGCTGATCGATACAGGCGTTACACCGCATCTGCGCCGTCTGACACTGAACGACAAAGCGATTGCGACGACGATCGAAACGATCCCACCCATCGGCGTGATCAAAAACCAAACTCTGTTCTACCCGTACTTTGGCCGTACGCCTGCTGAGGTCTGGGCAGCTTTCGCGAAGTCCAGGGCTAACGTCCTCGTTCTGATTGGTCCTCCGGGTACCGGTAAGTCTAACTTCATCTTGCAGATGATGGACGCACGCGGCTGGGATGACAAGATCAGCATGATCGACCGTCAGGATGTTCTGCTGAACCCAGGGTTGTCCGACTACATCCGTGGCTGTCCAGCAGGGTCTGTTGTAATCTGTGAGGACGCTGACCGTCTGCTGATGTCTCGCGATCTGGGTAACGACAACATGTCGGCTGTCCTGAACGCCGCTGAAGGCATTGTAAGTCGTGATGTGAAGATTATCTTCTCCACCAACCTGGAGTCGCTCTCTGGCACCGACGACGCACTGACACGCCCAGGTCGTTGCTTCGACGTGCTTCGTTTCGAACTTCTGTCGAAGGAACAGGCCTACGCTGTGCGTGACATGATGGAACTGGAATCGGTGGATATGGATGACAAAACCATGACCCTGGCGAAAGCTTTGAACTATCACGAAATGCACCAAGACCGTATCGTCAAACGTACCGGCGTTGGCTTTTCTCAGTAACGATACATACAGGGCGGGGTAGTCCCGCCCTATTATTTGAGGTGTTTATGACAACTCCAGAACTGGAAATGCTTCGTAAATTACTGACTGGTCTGCTTGAAGCCAAGTGTGTACAGCTTGGGGCTACAGGCGACACGCTTGGTCAGGTGTCTAAACTGAGCGGTATTGCACTTACTCAAATCTCAATCCTCTACTTGGGTGACATGAATAAGCTGTCTATGTCAACCATCGTCGAGATCGGTCGTTTTACAAACACGCGGTTGCGTTATTCGGTTATCGCCGAAGCGGAACCACAAGGGCAGAACTAATGTCATTTATCAATAACCAAACAGGTGCTCCCATCCAAGAGACATCAATCTTGCTGGAGGTCGGCGTACCTACCGGCATTACTGGACGGACATACTTACTCAACGACAGCTTGCGTAAGGCTGTCAGAGCGCTCCAGGGTAAGAAGATGTACATGGAGATGGGCGTTCCAAAGAACGGTGGTCTGTCACGCCCTGACTGGGCCAGCACTGTAAACAATGAACGTGTCTGTGGCGAAGCCAGTAACATTCGCCTGATCGAAAGCCGTCAATCACCAGGGTTGGCGGTAATCATCGGTGACATCAGACCCCACGGCCCATTCGGCGTAGTGATGCGCGATACCATTACAGGCGCTGACCAAGCGCACAACCATTTCAGCATTCGTGCTGCATGTCAATTACCCGATCCGGAGATCACTGACGTCTTGTCGGTTAAGCATCTGTACACCTTCGATTTGATTGCCCGTAAGTAACACTTCTAGCATACAGGCAGGGCAGTTAAGCCCTGCCTGTATGTCGCAATAGTGACTTGATACCAAAACCCTATCAAGTATGTTTACCGCCTTGGGGGCTATGATGAATAACGTATTTGAATTCCGTAAACCATTAAGCTCTGAGCCGGATGCAGATAAATACATCGCAGTCGATGGTTACGAAGTCGTAGGCGAAGATTTTCTTTTGATGGATCACGGGATGCAACTTGACCGGCTAAAAACAAAGTGCTGGCATCAACGTGGCAAGCAGGACGTGTCAGGCATTCTAGTTTACCGTCTGGTCAGCGTCCTTGAACGTGTACTGATGGGCGTGGTTCTAAGGCTCGATGAAACTATCGGCGTTAGGGTGGAGACTAACGAGGTCGATAAAGACTGCTATCTGATTAGCGCTACAATCATGTTGTTAAAAGACATGCAGGCTGCCGCTAAATCAGGTGACAGTTCAAACGTTAAGGCGTGTAAGATTACCGTTTACTATTTCAACCTGGTCGAAGAATCTAAAAACACGACCTTAAGGTCAGAGATAACCGCTGTTGAAGATCTACCCGCTGAGTTTTTCAAATCTAAGAAACTACCTTACCCAAAGATAGAGACCCTTATCAACAACATCAATCAGCTAGCCAGTGAAAATGATGGCTTTGCTAAAATGGCTAATGGCTATTACGTTGCCGCGCTCCCGTATAGCGAGAAGCGCTGCATAATGATCACATTGGAAGTCAACTAACCGGAGTATTGCAATGCCCCTGATTACTACCGATCAAGACAGTAACTATTTGGTCCAGGATATTAACCTGGCCCGTAAGGTCGATAAGCTGCCAGCCGCAGTTTACAACCTGATGATGTCGGAAGAAGGCCCTCGCCTGTACAAAGGCCGTACCCAGTTCGAAATCCCGAAAGACCCCCTCGGTGACCACAACACTATCCGTGATCTGATCATCAGCGATTACAACAGCACCACTTCGCCAGTCGGCGTGATCCTGGTTGGTCTGAAGGGCTCGGGTAAAACCATGCTTTCCGAAGACCTTTGCAATATGGTCCTTGACTCAGGCCGGCCTGTGCTGAACATCACTACGCCATTGCCGGGTAGTCTCATCTCTACCATCATCAACCTGCTCGGCCCTTGTGCCGTGTTGTTCGATGAGTTTGGCAAGGTGTACGACAAGAGCGAAGAACGTAACTCTGTCCTGACTCTGTTCAGCGATAGCGAAAAGCGCAACATCCTCTTCATCGTCACGGCCAACAGCGAACGCGAATTCGTTGACGCCATGCTGAACCGCCCCGGTCGTTTCAAATACCGTATCAACTACGACGGTATCAAAGAAGCCACCATCATTGCCGCGCTAGCCAACCCTAAGCACAGCCCTGAGCTGGTTGAGTACCTGCGTATGTATTCGCAGTACCACGCTATCAGTTTCGATATGCTGCTTCTGATGAAGAAGCTGCTGTCCAAGTGCGTGACACCTGTGGACTTCATCAACAAAATCGAATTCTACAACCTGCCCGCCAAGGTCAACATTCGTTACACCGTTAAGGACGTGACGTACAACAACAGTACCACTGATTACCGAGGCTGGTTAGATCAGAGCGAAGAAGGCCTGCTGACCTTGGAGCTTACCGAAAACAAAACAGGCGCTGTGGTCTACAGCCAACCGCTGGTGTGGGCCACCGTCAGCAAAGTTAGACGTGGCGCTATCTGACAACTGAAAATTGACGAAGGTCTGAAGATCGGCGTCGAACGCGATGTTACCGAGCACGTATTTAAAGTACGTTCGCGTGACGTCACAGGTGTGAACAAACATCAATTCGGCCACATGGAGGATGATGTCGAATATAAGAATCAACCTTATCAGCAGTCGGTCAAGCAATTCTAATCAAAAAAGAAGCAGTAATACATCATTGCTTCGATAACCACCCCGTCCTACTTTGGAGTTACCATGACGACTGTTACCATCCAGAAACCTACCGATCTCCTGCAATTCGTCGACAGCATCAAGCATGACTTCTTCAACGAAGGCCTGCAAACCGGCCTGAAAACCCGCGTAACCTTCTTCGTTGAGGAAGGTCCGGAGTCCGTGATCACCACCATGCTCAACAAGCCGGTCACCGACCACGTTCACCACATGAACGCCAACGTTGTCATGGCGCTTGACGAAGCCATCGTACGCATCCGTGAACAAGACGGCATGCAGTTCGAAGACACCGTCATCGTCCTGTCCGAAGAGCTGCAAGCTCAAGACGACTAACTGCAGCGCGGCCAGCGGGTTTTACTCGCTGGCTGTATGCCGTTTCACTCACCCATTGGGAGAACCACCCCATGTCCTTTTATCGCTTCGTCGCTAATGTAGGTGCTGCTACCGCTATCTATGCGGTCGGTTACTACATGGGCAAGGCTGTTGCCAAGTCGGAAGAACCTATCGCTTCGGCGGTGGCATTCCATCATCTGCAGACTGAAAGCTATCGTGAGTTGCACGATCAGTTCGAAGAGCTGCTGCAGGAGTCGCCGACTATCTTGGAATCCGTCCAGGAAGAAATCGGCAAAATGAAAGAACTGTTCAAAGCGTATTTGGACGGTATCGATCCAGTTGCCGGTTCGCGTGAGCAGCGCGAAGCCGTCGTTAAAGAACTCAAGAAGTTCACCGCCCAGGTTAATAAGCTGAAGAAGGCTGCCGGAAAATGAAACCAGTGCTGTTTATTTTAATGATGCTTGTGTCAGTTATGTCGCATGCATCGTTGCCTTCTAACATGCACACTGTCACTGAAGACGATTGTGTGAAAAGTGAAGAGGTTATCCAAGGGGCTATCGATGCCCGTGGCGAGATTGATTACGAAACTGTAATCGCAGTGTTAGGCAGACCTGAATACAAAAAGATGGATGGCCTTACCGACATGCTCCCCATGACTAAGGACTATCTGAAAAAGGTATTCTTTGAGAACATGTCTAATACGGACGAGTTCTGGCGCAGCTGCATGCAGAAAGTGGGTACTCAAATACCTCGCCAGCTTTGACCCATCCGCGGGGGCTTCGGCCTCTGCGGGTCTTTTCTAATTCTTTTTTTAGGAGTATTGAAATGCAACAGTTTAAAGTAGCGCTTGTTGAACAGTCTTTGGGCGTGCCTTATCTGTACACCTGCATCAAGTTTGATTCATCCACCGATCTGTTTTGTTTGGTCGAAGGCGACACACTCACAGATGCCTTGAACCGCGATCTTGAGTTCCGTCCGTTCTACCCACCGCTCGAACTGGACCTACGGCCTGGAAGCGTCAGTGAGAAAACAAGTAGTATCATGAGCATCAATCCGTTTGATCGCCCTAACCTCCTGGGGTTTAAACTAACCCAAGAACAGATCTGTGAGATGATCGTATTACCGGTTCCTGCATTGGGTGATGACCACTTCGTAGTGTTCTGCAGTAACATGAAGTTGGTCTACAAGAACCTGTACGGTGGTCTCACACAGCTGCCTATCAACCTTGCTCAGGCGTGTGACGTATCCATCAACCCTACGCGTAGCCTGATGGCAATGCCGGGCTTCGGTGAGATCATAGGCGTCTTGGCTGACGCTGAATTGCTTTAAGGAGAGCAACATGGGATTTGTTAAGCACCATGGGTTTGATCCACTCATTGACTATTGGGTGGATAATGAGCGTGATGTACTGACTGTGGCTACGGCCACCGGCGGTGCGGAAGTAGTGATCATGTTTTATTCAGATCCTGATAGCGTTCCAAAGGAGCAGATCCTGAAAGAAATGCAGGACCTCTATAAGGACACGCCGGTCATTTTCTCTAAAGATATCGATAAGTATCATGCGGTTCTGAAGAAGATGGGCTTTGGCGTGATTCTGCACGAGGAAAAGGTTCGGCAGAAAGAAATCATCCTAGTGGGTGGTGCTAACTATAACCTTTACGCTAACCATTTCCTTACAGGTGGTGAACCTACTCAGTTCCGAAATGTTCGGAAAGTACGCCCCCTCGAACCGCGCCGCCCACCGCCGGTAAGTCCAACGGGTGTCAACCGCCAAGGTAAGCCTGCTAAACACTGGCAACGTTAAGGTTGGCAGAAGTAAACAGCGGCTAGTCCTACATTACTAACTTGACACATGCTCATTAAGGGAGGTAGAAAATGTTAAGTCTTGAGTCACGGCGTTACATTAAAGAGGCATCCGCGCGCTTTGATGTTATCGTCAATGTGATTAAACAACAGTTGGTAGAAAAGCCGTCAGAGTTTTGGGAGGCTGTTGCTTACGCCCTGGAAGATTATCGTAACCACGTCCATGGCGCATGGCTGACCAATACGGTTCTTGAAATCGGGGATGGTACAACTGAAGTTTGTTGTTCGATCTACAGCATCCTTGTTACCTGCGATGACCCGAAGAAAGTAGTAGAGTATCGGTATTCCAGTCTGGCGGTACCTCACCTTATACAACCGTTTACGGAAGCCGCCATCAGAAAGGTTGATGAAGAAGTCGCCGCACAGCCTTTTATTAACAGGCAGCCAATGGCGCGGATCTGGTGGACGGGCGTCAAGTGGTTGTTGGGAAAGGGCTGGGTCGCCCCCGTTTATAATTTCGACCCAGAAAGTCGCAAGCTGGTCACTCAGCTCTTGAGTCCCTGCAAGTTGAAGCTTGTTACAGTTGTCCTCGATTACGCGGTAATCGCTGAAGAAAGTGAGTGGCTTCACGAAACAGTAACGAAAAAGGATGCTAAAGAATGATCACAGTAACTCAAAACCGCAACAAAGGTGGTGGTGACGTTTACAACAGCATTCATGACTGGACGTTAAGTAAGTCGCTTAACGTACTCATTAGCTGCGAGCTGGGCTTCGGCGGACAGTTGATGGAAGTCACGCCAACGCGCGTTGTTGTACAGACTGAGGTCATGGGCTGTATTGACATCACGATCTTCGAAGGTACCGAAGAGGCAATGGTCATGCTCGTTAAGACCGCGCATATCGCTAACCACGTCCGTCATCTTTCCATGTCGACTGATAACATTAATCACATTTCGAAAAACCTTCTGGACTTCTCTGAAGGTAGTCCTGCTGTCATTGCAATGGCGGCCGGTATGTTCATTGGCGCCGGTATTGTTAAAGGTACTATCATCGCGTTACTCGCGGGTGACGATGAGTCTGTACTGCCGCAGCTCAGTGCTTTCAGTAAAGACATGTTGCTGACCCTGTTGGAACTGCATGTCGAGAACGGCGTGTCCTGTAAGGACTTAATCGAGCTAGCTGCTTAAAGGAATCACAGATGACCATTCGCAAAGTTACGGTCGTTAAGAATGAACCAGTAGATGGACTTGAGATCGAGATCGAACTGCGTGGTACTAATCGTGCAGGTAAAACGGTGATCGCCGCGCTGATTCAAGAAACTCTGGAGCACGCGGGCTTTAAAGACATTACTGTCATTTCTGCCGATGGCGATATCGCACATGCGCGGCGCCGACTATCACGTATTGATTTACGTGACCAGCGTTGCCGCAATACCGTCATCCGCATCTTGGATGAGAACAAACCAATCACTGTCAAGAAAACTCTTCTTGAGAAGTTGGTAACCAGCTTAACCCCTAGTCGTTAAACCGAGCAGCACACTTTTAAACTTTTGGAGTTAGTCGCAATGACAACCCTCGTTGAAACTGGTAATAGCAATTCTTTGACTCTTGAACAAGCGGCAGAAGCCCATCCTGAAAAATTGGATGCTGGTTTGCGTGCCCGTAGTTTAATGACTGTCCGCGCTGGTGCTAAGGCGGCAAAACGTATTCTTTATCGAACGATTGCTGTAGCGCTGGTTCTCGCAATCGTCGTAATCGGTGCTGGAGGCTACTACGCTTACAGCACCTCCACGAAAGGCTATCTGAACGACTTCCGTACCTGTGAGATGGATGTCGGCGGATACAGCATCACAGGTACTCGTACCTACAGCTATCCGTTCATGGATGTGCTGGGGTGGCGCAGTATCGACAAGTCCAGTATTTCTGAAAAGACCCTGATCGACGTGAGGGGTACCGGCATGGTTATCGTCAGCAGTAAGGGTAGCGAGCAACCCGTTGTCACCATTGTTTCGGAAGGTGAACGAGGGACTGCGGCGCTGAAGCCTGCTGATTCGTACACCTTCATCATCAACAAGAAGGCTGCGGCTATTTCTCACGCGGCTTTATGTAAGTGAGGTTATCATGGCTACTCTTTCTGTTACCGTCGCCAATGGCGAAGAGTTGGTAAGAAAGGCTTTAGAAAACTTCCGCCAGAACGACTACCTGACGCGTGCCCATGTGGCAGAGTTCATCGAAAAGATGGGCGAGAACAAAAGCGATGTGATCCAACTCCATCACGGCACCGTGCAGCATCCAGGTGATCTGTTTCGTGATGAGGTGATCCTCATGAATGAAGGTGTGGTCTTGCACAGGGTCCCTATCGGCGACTACTACCGCAAGCAAGAACGCCCTGTAACCAATAAGCCAGAATGGTCTAAAGAGATCAACTGGGACCGCAAATTTAAGGATGGTAAGTAATGTCTCTCAGCAAACAGCTCAAAATCTTCAACAAAGCAATGCTGGCCAAGCACAACGCCTTGAAAGCTCAAAAGGTCAACGTCTTCGAAATCGGTGAAGAGGCTTTGCTTAACCGCATTGCCGACTTGCTGATGAACGTCGGCAATGAACCTGACTGGATGGTAACGCTGGCGCTCTACAGCTTCGCCTCCAGCAAGGCTGAGTTTGCGCCAGCGCAGTTTATCGCTCAGCACATGGCCAGTGCGGCCAGCGATGTGGATGACACCATTGCCCTGCCTGATGAGGAGGTGCTTAAATGATGGAAGTTACGCCAGGGGCTGAAACGGTTCGTTCCGGTAGAGGTTTAACATTTCTTCATGGGTTACTTGAAGATTTGACTAACGAAGGAACCGAACAAAGCGCCTCGGTTGCTCGCTGGTTCTCGATCGTCCACACCTTCGGCCCTGATGAGGAAAATCCTCGGGATGTGACTTACCTGTTGATGAAGTCAACATCCCCAGACGGCCTTTGGCGGTATGTATTAGACATCAACTTCCCAGATTCTGATGAAACTATCACCATCAAATCAATCCGCAGTAAATAGAGGCTACTCCCATGTCAGTTAAAGTTTCGTTTGATCGTGAAACGTTCACGACAGTAGTGGGTGAGCTTGGCTGTCATCAACTAAATCTCTATCTGCTAGAAAACCCTTGCCCTGCTTACGAGTATCTGGCAGATGGTCTTGAGATGATGTTGATCGCCGACCAGAGCGGCGAGACGCTGAAGAACTGCGAGGTGTCGCTTGTAAAGGAAACCTACGTCAGTGGTGAGCGCCGAATGGCAGTACTGATTGATATCGAAGGTGGTGCTAACCTCGGTATCTACGCACCATTCGAGAAGTAACAACATAGCGCTCACGGACAAGCCGTGAGCGTTTTACCTTTTGTATTTTTGAGTAAGTCATGATGTATAATGCCACTTCCGCAATGGAACGCCTCGCGTTAATTTTTGCATTCCACACTGACCGTAAAGAACTCAAGAAGGTCATCACACGGTTCCGTAAGTTCTGCTGTAACCAAGTCCGTGATGATATCATCAAACCCATCCTGGATGCCGAAGACTACAACGAGCACTTCGAATACCTCGAATCCCTCTACGCTCAGTTTAAAGTCCTGGGTGAGAAGTTTGCCGAAGATGGTCATCCCGCTATGGTCGTAGTGGGTGATGAAGCTTATCCCGTGCAGATCACGCTGATGAACTCAAAGCAGCGGATGCTGATGTACGAAGGCCTCACCGCTGAGAAGGCTGGTGAAGAAATCAAACAGGACCGATTCTGGGCGCTAAATAGCGAATACGAATTGCAGCGATCGGCAGGTCATTCGGTAATGAACGTGCTCGGCCTCGATCTGCTGTACTTCAAAGTACAGCTGTTTGAAAACAAAGGCTTCTCTGGCACTATTGCCGATCTGGGTGTGCAGCGCGTTAAAGGCGATGCTATTCACAAACCTGGACAATCATGCTACATTCAAGGGGATCGTGTATGAGCAACGACGCTGAAGAATCACTGGCTTTAACGCTGGAACAAGAAATGAAACTGATCAGCCATGTCTACGCTGGCACTAGCGGTATCGAAGCCAAAGAAGAACTGGAAGAGATGCGCGACTTGATCAAACACTCCCCTCCTGATGATCCTGCGCGTCTACGTGCAGAACGTAATCTTCCGAAGCTGGAAGAGTACATCGATCTCTACAACCGTCGTGCGACTTACGGCGTAGCTCAGGTGATCGACTTACCTAAGTTTCAAACCATCAGTCGCGCCGAGCGGGGTTCTTTGACAGACCGAAAACCACACATCACTGTCATCAATGAAGTGCATTTCCACGACCTTGCGCCGGGCAGTAAGGAGCCAGTCAGCGATGTCTTCAAAGCGTTCTTTGAGGGTAAGAAATGAGTATCATCCACAAAGATAAACCTTATTGCGTGGTAGTGCTAACTCATCGCGCTACGGGTCTGTTTCATCTGGTACTCACCACACTGACCCCGTCCGCGTATGACGTGTCGTCCATGATTGCGTATATGAACGACTTCGCCAAGCGCACTCACCGTATCAACAACTATGCTCTGCGCGAGTTCCTCAACGCCTATGCGCCTGTAAGCGCCGGTGATTTTGATCAGCGCTTTCTGTGTCATGACGTGACGCATGAGGTGGCCAAAGCAATTGCGATCACTACAGCGCACGCTATGGGCGCTGGTAAGTTGCTGACTGCTCACACTGTAAAGCCGGCCGCGTGGGAACTGAACCTCATGGCCAAGATGAGGATGCAGGATGATCAGCCAAGTCCTTACGGTAAAGCGATTACTGCTAGTGTTCCGATCGATCAGGAATACGGCAGCAAGCCTCTGACAAAGGCACAATTTGACGCAATGTGCCAACATGTATGTCATGGTAAATCCGCACAGGCTCTTAATGTCGAGTTGGACATGCATGAAAATACGGTAGTTACTTGTCACAGTACCTTACCTGCGTGGGCCTGGTCGAAACAGCGAGCTGCTGAGATCAAGGAATATCTGGATGTTTTCAGCATCTACACCACGCACGGCAAATACCTTTACTGATAAGGGGCAATGCATGAAGTACTCTGAAGATGATCCAGATCTTGATCTGACGGTTCTTCGTTACAACGATCCGCTACTGACCGGCGTGGTACTCGATTGGGCGCTTGCTGCTGCCACTAAGGACACGCCTATCTTCAACATGCACGATGGCACTTATCCTGGTAACAATGCTAAGTTGCTCCACTGCATGGAGAAACCGGCCGTGATCGTAGATCTTGAATGGAAGCTATGGCATGAGGGTCCTGACTCAAGGATCAACGGTCGCTGGGAACCTACGCGGAACTGGGCTCAGCTTGGCCCTTATCTGGCAGAGCACGTAACCCTTCTGACGCAGCGAGACACTCATGTTGTTGCAAAGACCTGTGCGGCTACAGAGGTTAAGGCTATTCGGATTGAAGATGCCATTGCCCTGACAGTAATCCGCGATCAACTAGGCGATAAGTTTTCAGTCCCGACAAAACTTCTTGAGATCCAAAAGATGCTCACAGAAGACAATATGAAATACATCCTGACATCGTAAGGGGTTTAACCATGCTCGAAAAAATCTGCATTTATAAGTGGGAAGATCTGCTGGCTTGGATCACCTCGGTCGAACACAAGTTCAACGGCCGGGATAATGAGCGGCATACGGTCGCAATCTTAGCGACCACCATCTCCATCGGCGCTGTGCATCAATGGCACACCGCTCATATTCAACATAATGATGTCCACACTGCGGTCATGGAAAGCATGGTCAAAATAGTGACCAAGCTGATGCATGCACGTATGCTTCTCGACGGTACGACTATTTCATTGCCGGAGCAAGGTAAAGTCCTGGTCATTGCCAACCCTGAACAAATGGCCGAAGAAAAGGCCCGGCAAGAAGGTAAGACGTTCCGTCTGGTTCAGCACCTTCCGGCTTACGTTGATGCTGATTGCCAAAACGTCATCGCTACGTCGAAAGACGATTTGCTTGATTTCAGCTTTGTTCACCGTTTCTCCGACCGTCCTGGGTTTCACCAGTTTGCGGCCAGCGGGTTTGAGACCGATCCGAAGACAGGTAAACCATACATTACCCTGGTAGCTGAGCTCGATGAAGGCTACGAGTGGTTTGTAGTGGGCTATATCCACGCTGACCTTGAAATGCTGACCGGTCTGGACTTCCCGCATTGGGTACCTAAGTACCGTGAAGCAGAAGCCCGTCAGAACGAAACCATGAACTACAAGCAACCTGTGCCTTTGAGCGCGCTGATCGCCAGTGGCGTTGTCAGCGTTACTCAGGGTCCTAAAGTGGCGGACGATTAATGAGCACCGTTAATAAGTTTGAAGAAAAACGACTGCTGGACTTGGCTACTAAGTTCCAACTCAGCCAGATGCACGTACTCAACGACCTGGCCGGCATGCATGCCGAGTTTCCCATTTGGTCGCTGGTGATATCGCTTCAAGAAGAGTTTGCAAAAGCAGACTACCGACTGCAGCATCCTGACTATGTCGCCACTTGCGTCAAGACGGATGACTCCGTCGCGGTGCTCTGGAACAGTCAGGTCCGTGGAGAACCTGAACCGTTCCTTTCAGTCCAGGCTACCCGTCGTGACGTTCCTCAGCTCCATCAGGAATTTGTAGATGCTGGTACGATGGATGAGTTCCTCTTCATGATTGAGGACATCAACCAGAACGATACTGGTGCAGCTGCGGCTCTGGTGCGTGGTGCAGTAAACGCATTCAAGGCTTATCATCTCGTGACCTGTCTCGACGGTGAGCCTGAACAGAACCACTACGCGGTCCAGGCTTATACTCAGGATCGTAAGTACCTCCTGGATATACAGATTTACTACGATGTTATCCAGGACGACATCGTTCACCAGTCACGGGTGAAAGACAATGACTGAAGTTCTGATCAATGGCGTGCGGTTCGTACCAGCACCGCTTGTTTGCGAGAATCCGGAGTTGCTCGATTTCGAGTGGGATTTCCGTGATGTAGGTAAAGTCCGTATCCGTGACTTCCTTAAGCATCTGTTGCTGACCCTTTGGGAAAGGGGTGAGAGTTTTGATTCTAAATGGCCGTGGGGTAATAGTGGTTGGCAGCTTGACTTCTACGAAGCTCTCGTAGCCGCTAAAGCCATTGAAGGTGATATTGACGAAACCATGTTCGGCTGGGAACGTGGTGACGGTAATGTCAAGAAGGCTTCCGATATCACAATGGGTCTGATCACAGCCATGTGCTCGACTCCCGACTGTGCTAAAACCTTGGCGGAATCATGGCAACCGAGATAACTCATGATGAACTGCTTGATCTCGAATGGCAGTTTGAAAAGGGTGGTCCTAAATCGTCTATCCGCAATTACCTTCAAAGCTTGTTGTTTACTCTGTGGCAAGCTAAGTCAAACTTTGACAGCAAGCGACCATTCGGCAATTCCTCTTGGGAGTTTAGTCTGTACGCTGCACTGATTGGCGCGAAGGCGGTTGCCGGTACCCTTGATAGCGATGGCTTTGTTGAAACAATATTTACAGAGGATTTACATAAGGCGGATGAGTTGATCGAACAGCTTATCATCACCATGTGTAAAACCCCTGGTGCCCAATAGGGGGTTAGATGTCCAGTAGTTTTCAGCTTGACGCAATGGCGCTCTATAAACGAATGCGGGCTCAAGCGGCCGGCGTTGCTTGGCTTAAACCTGAACCGGTTCCCAACTACTCTGCCTACAACGTCGCAGCAGTTGAGTTGGAAAATCGTATTGCCGAAGTGCGGGCATTGCCAAAAGACCAACAACCGCAGTCATTGCTGGAAGGTCTTGTAATGCTTGGCGTACCTGTAACCATTAAACAATAACCCGCAATACCCACTAGGAAGTAAGACGATGAAGAAAATGTTCTACGCTGTCCTGGCCTTGATGGCCATCTCGTTCGGGGCACTTGCCTCTGAACCCAAAGAGCTGAAGTTCTGCACCGGCGCTGCTGAAGGCTATTACAGCCAGATCGGCCAGGTTGTTGGTACCGAGATCCAGTCCAACTCCAAAAGTCTGGTAGTTGTCAAGTTCGTCAACACCAAAGGTTCCGTCGATTCCGCTACCCGCCTGAAGTCCGGCGAATGTGATATCGCGATCCTGCAAAACGATGCGGTAACCTCGCGTCCGATGCCGACCGACATCTCCACTACCGATGCCCACCAGGAAGCGATCTACTGGATTCATGGCAAGAATAGCAAGGTCAAAGACTTTGCCGACCTGTCTGATAGCGACTACAAGAACATGGGCGTTGCCATTGTTGACGGCTCCGGCGCTGAAGTCACCCTGCGTAACTTCGGCAATATCGACAAAGACTACAAAGATCTGAACATCGTCGGGTTCAAGAACTGGCGCTGGGCCGCCAAGGCTGCTGCTGAAGGCAAGATCCGTAAAGGCGGTATTGACATCCCTATCGCTGGTTTGATCTACGTCGGCCGTCAAGGCAAGATCTCTGGTGAAATTACCGGTGAGTTCAAAGAAGACCTGCGCATCGGCGAGATCGATGTCAGTGCTTTCAAGAAAGTCAAGGACTCGAATTCCAATCCGCTGTACGTGACCTGTGAAGTTCTTTCGACCAACGGTATCGAAACCTCCACCACACTGAGGCCGGACACCTATTGCCTGCGTGCTCAGTTCGTGTACAACAATGCGTTCTTCGAAGGCATGGACGAAAACGACGCTGAGCTTCTTCAGACCGTCGTCGACAAGGCCATCGTGCGTAACGTGCGTCAAGCAGCAGCGGTGAAGTAACTGTGCGACATATAGCCGGGGCAGTGCCCCGGCTATATGCTTTCTTTTTTTACACAACTAGGTTTATTTATGAACAACTTCAATGCTAACGAGATTGCCCTGATTGAGCGCTTTCGCAAACAGCTGGACGACCTTAACACTACCAGCGAAGCTCAACATGTCCTTATTAAAGAAAAGAAAGAGGATGCGGGTACTTCCATCAACCTTATGGTCCCTGTACAAGTACCGGATCATTTCCTTAAGGAAGACGCAGCATCCGCGTTCCCTGACACTTACTTGTCTTACGATGAGGCCATTCATGAAATGTCCGAAATGTTACCGGCCGGTTATTCGCTGAGAGCGCTTTCGGAACTGATGAAGATGGTTGAAGATGTGGCTGGAGTAAAGCCACTGTTTATCAGACCATCCTCGTCGCCCACATCTCTGTTTATCTCTACACCCCAAGTTCTTCTATTAATGGTACTCGAATGAGAACTAAAATCAACTGGCCATCAACCCTTTACGAGTTGTCCGCCATGGATCGCTTTTGCGGTGGTCCCTCCCATGAAGACTTAACGGGAAACCAGTATTACAGTCGGGTAAAACCAATCGTGGATCTGGCTATCCATAACCTTGAACAAGAGATCGACCATCTCAACTTCGAGATCGCGCGTTTGAATGAAGAGCTAAAAGCTACAAAACCACGCGTTAAGTATAACCAGGGTTCTGGCGTATGGGAATTAGTCCAGGCCCAGTGCGGCTGGAAACCACCGATTGGTAAAGAAGAGGTTTAGATGACAGGGCAGATTAAAGTAGGTGTCGCTATTCTCATCCGTCGTGAATCGTGCGATGACGACACTATCTTAGCAGGTATCCGGCAAGGCAGTCATGGTGCAAATACATGGTGCCCGCCAGGCGGTGGGTTGGAATATGGTGAGAGCGTAGAAGCCTGTGCTCGGCGAGAAGTACTCGAAGAGACCGGCCTTGAGCTATTGTCGGTGTCCCATCCATTCGCATGTACCGATGACATTGTTGACGGTACTCAGTGGATCACGCTATGGGTCAAGGCTACTGTTGCCGATGATGCAGTACCCAAACTAATGGAGCCTGACAAATGCAGTGTGTGGGATTGGAGACGATTGTTCCAAGTTCCAACACCTCACTTCAGACCGTTTACACTCCTGTTGAAACAAATCATGGCGGGTGAAGATTACGCTCACCAACTTATCGCAATTCCGGCAGTTACTGACGATATAAAGCCGGGCGAATACGTATTCGCTAGTCGTCATAGCGATGCTAACCCTGGCGATCCTTGGTGTGTTGGATACGTTACAGATGTATACGCTAAAGCAGGGTATCTCATAATCGGCGATTATGGGACGCGAGGTTGGCGACATGCTCAGAGAATCACGGCGGAGCAAGGCTGGCGTATTCTTGAACGATACCCGGCTATGGAAAATGGCCCATCGCTTCCCTATCTCAACATCGCCAAAGTCTTTGGTATCGAAGGAATCTAATCATGCGTAAGAAAAAGATCTACCTTAGCCAAGTCGGCATCCATACCGGTTATCTGGTCAAGGGGCTCCTTGATGGCAACTTGCGATCCATCGAACCTCTGCTGATCAAGAAGTTGGGACGTGGGAACCTTTCACTGATTGGACATCTGTTCGAGGTATTGTCGAATTATTCCATCCCTCGACAACCAGCGCTTGGCTTTAACGAAATTGAACCAAAGCGGTTACTCGATCTGGTTAACCAAACGGCCATGGCGAACATCCCTTTGTCCGAAGTGGATATTTCATCAGCTACGATTAACGGATCTGGCTACCTTCTCTTCAAGCCAAGTTCGACGTCCACCTTCACCGGTAGTCGAACTTTGTCGATTACCGCAGACAACGGTTTGCCGAAGTTAATGGACTATCGTTATACCACTCCTGAGTCTGAAGAGTGGGCGTATTACGATGACGGCAAGGCAGAGCGCAAAACGAAGAGCCGCGTTAAAGAACGTGCTCGTGAACGTGAGGTCACTTACCTGCGCTGGAAATCGAGTTCGAATTTCCTCTCCGCACTTACCCACTGAGGAACCTAAACATGCTTTCCAGCACTAACCCGACTATCCTCGTCCACCTGGCCAATTTCGTTAATCATCGTGGGATGACTGATCACATGCGGGTGATCATCCACGTACCAAAGAAGCGTGATAAGCTCGACTATGCGCTGGTTGACCGCAATACCAGGATTGCTCACACCATCCCACCTAACGTTGCGTATGCCGATTATTTGGTGGATAACTTCCTGTTCCAGCTCAACACGCCAACGCCGTTCTACAAGCTGGTGTATCCGGCGCATGTCAGACATCCTGATGAAAGTGTTATAAAACCTGATGGTTTCATGTTTGATCTGAGCCTCCCTGTCGTTAAGCCTGATCCAAGTATAAAGATCCACACACTCGGGTCTGTAGAGATCGCAGGCGAGCTCCATGACGTCATCGGTGCCGAGTCGATTGGTGTGATCATGAACCTGAAGCATCCGTCCCGAAAAGAATCCGTGTGCTATACGCTATCTACGGCGAGGGGTACGGAACCAGATGTCCTCATCGATCATTTGTCGGCGCAGCTCGTACGTCTCGGCTTCTCCTTGACATACCAAGACAAGGGGAATGCATGAAACCTAAAGAAGATGTTGGTTTTTATTTCCGGCGTTTTATTGCCGATATAAAGGCGTGGTTGGTGCGTATTCAGGCTAAGCGGGATTCAACCGTAGCCAAAATCAATGCACGGCCCACAACCAATCGTTCAGGCAGGCGTCTGAAACCATGGGAGCGGTAGGTATGTTTTGGCTCTATCTGTTTCTGATTGTTTGGATACCCTCTTCAGCAGCTTTGTTGATAAGTGACATATACAGGCACTGGAAAGAACCATGGCTAGAGCATCGCCGTACTGAGGGGATGATCAGCCTGTCTAAAACACAGCAATATCTAGTCATGGGCTTTTGGCCTTTTGCTATTGTTGGTTTGATCATTTACTTTGTAGGTTCGGTTATTTGCATGGCATTCTGCATGCTGATGGACGAACTTGTGGCCAAGTGGAGATCCTAAAGCCGATGCGATTAAAATCTTAAGGACGGCACATGCCAAAATATCAACCTGATGATGTCGTGTACGCCGTCCGGAAGATTGACGAGCCTGCAAGTGGGGATAGTCCGGGCGGAAGACTTTGTAACTTTGCGGATAAGTTGATTGTCCGCAAGGAGTCGAGCCTTGATGGAAAGTTTGCCTATTCGGTAAGTCATGAAGGTCGTACTGATGGCAAGACGTTTGCAGTACTCCCTCACGAAATCAGCTACATGAAACACTTCGTCCATAACGACCCCGATCATTACGTATACGTCTGGAGACGATAAACATGCTAGTCAGTAAAGATGAACAGCTCCAAGTGCTCGCCGATCTGTGCGGCGTCGACCTGAGTAAGACTAGTGTTACCCCTGTCACCAATCATGAAGAATGGTTACAAGGTTACGATGCTATTTTTCAGACCGAAGATGGTAGTATTTGCAAACCTTACCGGATGGTTAGCCTACCGGCCTTGTTTCGGAACATCTCACCCATCGTTGAAGTCAAGGGTCAGTTCGACACAAAGGCAGCGCTAGTGGAGTTGGAGCGTGCGTACGGCGTGAAGTTCACCACAAACGACGTAACCATTCAATTCATCGAAGGGCGGCGTATCGAACCCGGTCACAGCCATGACGCACACATCCTGAGCAAGGTGGGTTCGCAAGTCTACAAAGGCTGCGCAACACTTCGCCTCTACAACCCTGAAACGTAAGTAACAATATACCCGCAAGATCCCTAATATGCAAAACCCACACTTGGCCTACAGTAAGGAAACTGCATGGAGATTCTTCTCTGGTGGATTATCCCTCTGTTGGTCTGTTCATTAACCCTGTGGTCATGGATCATTCGGGGTAGTTTGCCGGGCGTCTTTGTACAGCCCGCCATTCACTTCCGCATGAAACCAGTGGTTATCTCCACGGTAGGCTTCTGGGGCCTGCACGGGATGATTTCCATTTTACTGAACACCTGGAATAGACCTTCGGAAATCAAGCTCGGTAAAGCTACCGTACGGGCACTGCATTGGGCAGTGTATCCATCACGGCCGCTAAAACATATTGCAATGCCTGAGTCGGGATAACCGCTCACCAGAAAGGCACTGATCAATATCGGTGCATACTGCAACGTGCGCATACACGTTGCAGGCTCTACCCCTTCCCGACGTAAATTCCATTGACCAGGTGAGTTCCAGCGGCCTTGACGGGTTAGCTGAGTTCCGTACTGGGGCGGTGGACAGGGAAGGGTATTTCTTCTTATTTATGCTGTATCTTTTTATTTGATATTAAGGAATGTGTCATGGCTGAGTTCAATCTGTTCCGCGATTTGGTAAAGTTTAGTTTGAAGGATAAGACTAAGTTAGGACAAACTGCTAAAACCGTAACCGATACCTATAAAGATGCTCAACGGTTTATCCTGCCGAAAAATGCTATCATTCTTGATAATGGTGGCGATGCACTAGAAGCTGATCTGCGCTTACCTTTTCCGATGATCGTATTGGAATTCGAATCCGACATCAGTCCGGATAAGGATATCAACATCACCGACCAGTTAGAGAACATGTCGTTTATCAGCAACGTGTACGATAGACACATTGTGTTTGCTAGAGAAACCGACGCTGGCGAACTTGAAATTCAACTGGCTTCAAAGTTCACTCATTACGAAGACATGCATGGTCAATGGAACACAGCGCCATTTAAGATGACCTTCCCCTGGACCTTGATTAATAAAGGTGTGGATGCCAAGATCACACCAACGCACAAAGCCGCCTTAGAGTGGGGTAAGGTGATAGGCGGTTCTGAAGGTGCGACTATGGCCATTGGTGGTCTGTTCTTAAAGCCGGCTTTTAAAGCGGTTGCGGAACTCCTTGAAGCCCTAGCCTGCTCTAACGTGGTCGCTGAACTTAAACCTAACCCGAAACGACTAAAAGGCCGCAGACCTGGGGAGTTACCTTACGATGATTATCATGAGTTAGTGGTGCATGTAAGCGGGGCTAAATCCGTTAACCTAAACGACCCGAGTGACGAAGGCATTAGTAAACGACGTGAGCACCTACGGCGTGGACATATTCGTCGTTATCAGTCAGGTCTGAAAGTTTGGGTTCAGGCGCATGTCGTTAATGCCGGGTCTACCGGTAAGCTCAACAAACATTATAAAATCAAGTAAATGGCATACAGCCAGGGGTAATTCCCTGGCTGGTTTCTTATGTTCTTTTTTTGTTTAGGTAACAGTTCCATAGTCGTACATTACAGACTCGAACAACTTACTTAAGGAGTCCTACTGTGGACAATCGCACACCTGTTCCAAAGTACGCCCCTCTTCTGTCTAGCGCTAAGTACTCACTCGTAGGCGACACTGCCTTAGAGACCGTCGAATACATGGGTCGTAAGATGGCTCTGGCTATGGCGCATGACAACCCTGAAGAAGTAGATCGTCTTCGCCGACAGGCATACAACCGTAACGAACTGAAGAACCTTCGTGACCGGATGCTGATAAAAGACAATCAGCTGGATCAAATGATGCTCGGTCGTGGCAACATGGATAACACCATGGAAGTGTTAATGAAGCCAGAGGTTCAGCAATCGGCTATCATGCAGGGACTGATGGAGCATCTTAACGCATTGGAGCTTAATGCTTCATCTGAAATGCTGGAGGAGTACGTCGCGTCTGCCGAGGCTAGTCGATTTGTGTTTGGCGATAATGCTAACTACAAGTTTGATCAAAACGCAATGACCACCCCGCTTGAAATGCCATTCCCGAACTGCGTGTTCGAGTTTGACAATAAGGGCGCTAAGGCTCTGGTTCGTGTTAAACAGCACCGCGTGCAGAACAAGATGCATAACAACGGTAAACCAGTGCTTCTGGTCACCATGTTCTACAAGGTGAATGAAGAAAGCCAGTGGGTCTACCGTAACATCATTCAGCGCGTCCAGCATGATTCTACTGGGAAGCTACAAGTAATGTACGTAGATCCTAAAGGTGTCTTGGACGCATTGGGTAAGGATGAGTACAAAGAAGTAAAAGCCCAGTTCAAGAAATACCTCAGTGCAATCCTTGCATTGCTACACGGGCTTGAGAACAAGAAGATCGTCATCGTCCGCCCTTCCGGTAACTTGCACACAGCGGGTGAAATGAAGACCGAGGACGGCGTCAGTGTTGTTTGGATGTCCGGTGTCATCAAACGCCCAACTGAGCACTTGGGTGGTACTCACGCCTCACCGCGTGAACACGAACGTGCTGGTCATTGGCGTACGCTACAAAGCGGTAAACGGATTCGCATCAAAGCCCTGACTGTTAATAAAGGTACGAAGGGTAAGATTGAGAAAACCTATCGGATCAACGAGGATTCCTTTAAATGACGAATGTGTTCGCTGTAGCCGCTACTGATTTTAAGTTGGCGGCAAGTTCCATGGAATATAAGCTGCGTCACGCCCTCACTAACGCCCTGGCAATGTTAGAAAGTTATCAGTCTGGGATGTATCGAACCAATGACGACCTCCCCCGTTATCGGCGCGTTGCAACCGTCCATGAGTTTCTAGAGAACCATCCACATTTCTCAGGGTACTTGAAAGTCGTACACAACCACCCGATCGACTACGTGGGTAATGTCGGTCACGTCTTCATGGACGCTATCCCAGGGTCTGGATTCTGTGGATCGATAACATTGGTGTTCATTGCAGAATAAAGGGTGGGTTTATGCAGTTTACCGAAGGTCCTAATTACGAACCAGATAAGCTTGATGGTTGTAGTGTTGGCGATACTGTCACTATAGGTGATGCGACAGGTAAGGTAACGTACGAGGTAATCAAGCCTTACTTCCCCCAGTCTGTTCATAGTCAGCTCAAAACTAAACTGGCGCGTGAAGTCAGCTCGCATGAACTTGCAGGACATCTTGTTGCCGAAGGTTACATCAAACCCAATTCTTTAAATTGAGAGGTTTCAATGACCGCTCCAAATAACAAACCTGTCTCTGGTGATGATCTGGCTCGATTTGCGACCTATCTAAGCAAGCACCCAGCGTGGGGTTCTTTGCACATTGTCCTTGCCGATAACAACATCAGGGACAGTGACGTACAGTGGTGTATCAACCACGCTCATGAGACCGGTGATGCGGAAGGCGAATACCTGGCCAAGGTTCTCCTTACTCTCAGCAAGTCTCAGCGTTACAACCTGCCTCGAAGACTCTAGGTGACTAACGATGACCAAGCTGCCATTGCCACGCGGTGCATTCACCTACACCGATAAGGAAGGTAAAGAAAGGACGGTTTACGTCACCTCTAATCCTGATCGTCGTACGACAACTTGGCGCCGTATGAAGAAACATATCGCCGAACAAGCCGCCCTGAAATTAAAGAAGGAACAAGAAGATGTCTAAACTTTCCAACCTGCATGCTCGCGTTAAAGCACTCGAAGCTGAACTTGACGGCAAGTACACTCAACAAGAACTGTTCGATAAAAAGATCACGGATCTTGAGCAACAAAATACTTATCTGCGTAATGAGTTGAATAAATCGAGTACCTACAGCGCTACGCTTGAAGGCCGCTTGATGAAATGGGAAGGCACGCCAGCTTCCCGGCATGGGCTGATGGGTGAAAAAGATCCATTCGCCAACTACCTCGATAAAGAGCGTGCCGATTTGGCGCTGGGTGAGATGACTGACGATGCCCTCGCCAATGCCATCTTCATGAACTACGACGTGTTCCCACCGATTCAGGATCTGCTTTCCGGTGCAGGTAAAATGCCCATCGTCTACATGACCGGCGGTAAAGAACGCATTCGCTGGCTGTCACGTCAAGTGATCCGCCTCAGTGGCGAACTGGAAGCCATCAAAGGCTCTGACCAACCTAAAGAAACCCAGGAGGTTTAAATGTCAAACAAAATGAAATTGGTGGACCTCACCATCCGCGTTGAAGTCTACGCCGAGGGTGTCATTGATGTCAAAGAATGTTTGGCTTCTATGGGCATTGCTGTAACGCCCGTTTCCGAAACCGATCCAGGCTTTGCCGTCAATCGTAAGCGACTGTACGAGGACAACAACACGTTTGATTTCACCGAAGAAAACGGGATCATCAATCACTGGCCGGCAGGCGAGGTAGGTAGCGGGACTATCGATATCGTTATTGAAGTGGCCGACTAATGCCCAGTGTCAAGGTTACGGCGCGTTACGGTGAAACTTTATTGCTCACAACCGGCCGCACTGAAGAAACCGTAACGCTGACAGTACTTGCTCCAGACGATGTGATTCAACGCATCGTGGACAGGCACCAAAAAACCTGTGAAAGCGCGTACAACATTGCTCAGTGGCTGGTTGCTAAGAACTGGGCGGTACTTACTGAAATTAAAACTGTAACGCTTATTCAGTCGTTACAAATAGAAGCCAGGAGAGAACCATGAACGTTGCAGATATGCTGAAACACACCCCGCCTAAAGGTGCCACCCATTTCGTGTTGGATGACGATGGGTTCAGTGCCGCCTGGTACATGTACGATGGCGCTACGCTGTACGGCCAGCCAATGGCCAGCGTTGGTCCAGATCAGGACTGGACTGAAGTCAAGGGCGGCGTACGCGCAGTGCGTTCCATCAAGAATGACGCCGAAGCTATCTTCGAGCGTTCCAAACAGGCATTGTAATCATGTTCGCAACGATATTTGCACACGCCACGGATTTCAGTGGGTCGTATTTGGACAACCTTGGCCGAGGGTTGTTTATTGGCTTTTTGTTGTTCATGACCTATATCTTCGTATGGCTGGGCGCCGTGCTCTGGAACTATACCTGGTCGTGGATTGATGAGCAACCATGTCAGCGGCATAACTGCCTCAGTATGTTCGTTGCCAAGCTTACCGGGTATGAATGCATCGGAGGTCTATATACCTGGCGGTCTGAAAGGATGGGGAGTACTGACTACATTCATCTACTCCCCATGCTTACCGTGTTTGCAGGACCTGCGGTCCTTATAACGCTTCTGACGTTCTACAGCCTTACGCTAACTGTAGTCGTAGCGTTTGCTCTGGCTCATCTGACGCGGTATATCCGCCGGATGAAGAAAGCCTTCGACAAGCATGTCTTGGATAAAGACGCTCACAAAGAAGGGGAGTGAAATGGATACTCCGGAAGTTCCAACTAACCCCGTTGATAAAACCGCTATCGAAATGCACGATAAGGTGATCAACGAACTCCTTAGCGAACTCCCCATGTCCGCTAAGATGATTGCCTTGGAAGTGTTGGCTAAACATCATCAGAAATACAGCATCACAGCGCCTGTAGTACCACCCGTCGCGGACATACTTAGCATCTGGGGAAAGGTGGCAGTGGCAGGGGAACGTGCCGCAGAGGCCTTCACAGTGGCTCGACGTAACCTTATCCGCCGTTTGTTCAAGGTGTACGGGTTCACGGTTAAGGAAGGCGAGACCGACCTCAAGGAATATGTCTTCAAGGCCGGTGAAGCCCTGATGGACAGGATGGACCAGTACTACCGCGAAATAGGTGTGGTGGCTATTGCCAACATGGGCGACTTCTCCGAGAAAACCATTGAGCACTACGAAGCAATGGAAGATCGGTCGAAGTGGGGACCAGGTAAGTGGTACGAACACCTCGGCGCTGTGCTCGATGACCAGGGGCGCGTTGTCTTCGGCAGCGTGTACGCTGTTGAGAAAATGATGGAACTGCGCCTGACGGAATATGTCCGAGGTATCGTTCTGGCCGCCGCTATCCAAAATAAGCAAGGGGAATGACGTGGAGTTGGAATTCAAATATTTTGAGCGTGATGGTTGGTGTCTCACGATCCCTGGGGACAGTAACGAATATCCCGTAATTCCAAAAGACGATTGGGTCGGCGATGGTGTCGCAATCAGCACCGACGTGATGGACTTGATCAGTGGCGAACCGATCACAGGGGATCTGAAGTTAAGTCTGGTCGTGAATGGCACTCACGATCCATCGCGGCTGGCTAGCATCGTCTGCATAGAAAACTCAAAGTTCGCTATGCCTGTGCGTAATTTTAAGGTTAGCGACGAGTTCTTCAACCCTGGTCGTGAACTTGAAGACACGCTGTCCTTCAAACTGCCGGCTTCGTTTACCAACACCGCTGAAATCCTTAGCGAAGTTCGGTTAACTTACCGGCAACTTGCTATCTTCCGTGAGTTCTTCAAAACGAACAAAGCGTTGGGTCAGTTGCGTGGGGCCGAAGGCGTTGTATTGCACGATAAGCTCAGTCACAAATGTTATCTCCTAACAAACCACAACAGGACTGCGCTGGAAGCGCTGTGGCATGGCGACATCCCAGAACCATTATCGGAAAACGAAGAAGGTGCTCTGTATCTGTACGATACGATAGTTCGCAAGGACCAGATCCTTGTCAACGCTAGTGCCTTCTTCAACGCGCAGTAAGTTGACATACACACCACGGTCAAAAGACCGTGGTGTCTTTGAGGTAACCGCTATGTCAAAATTATACTTCTTCGGTGAGGATCATTCTAAACTTAAGGAGATTGCAAAGATCGATGCAAAGATCGCCAATATCAAACCAGATTACCTTTTGCACGAATTGCTGTACGCCGATTTGGCTCTGACCAAAGAAGTCATTGAACAAAGACTCCATCATTGTAAAGATGGAGGTATCTGCGACCCACGGCTAAACAAAGACATTTACGAATTAGGCCTTGCGCACGACATTAAGTTAGTGGGCATTGATCTGGATGTAGACGGGCTGACGCACCTACCGCTCGCTGAGCAGTTTAAACGCCGTGAGCGACACATGGTGAAGATGATAGAACGTTATCGTCTGAAGGGCACTGTGTGCGTTGTTGTCGGTGATGCACATCTTCGCACCGAGCGGTCTATTGAATTAGGTGACCCATCACCCATCCCTGCCCTCTTTGGACATATGGCGGTTATTGAACGCAGTGATTCCGGCAGGTATTATCCAGAGACAAAACAACTTTCTTGGCTTGGCTGGTAATAACGAGGGTTTCAAAATGACGTTTGTATCATCGCGAAAGATTCCACTGATCTGCCAAACCGTTGGTACGTTACCGGTTATCACAATGGAGAACTATCCAAAGTGGTACGGACTTGAGGTCATCCACCCCAATGGCACTGTAGAAGATGTCGATCCAGACCTGTTAGATGAACTGTGTGGCAATAAGTCTTTGATGGGTGACCACAACTACCACCCAGACCTATTGAAGATGGTGGCTAAAAAACTTGGCGGTATTGTCGATCAGGTCTCCCTGTACACAGCCGCTGGCCGCTGGCAAGTGGAAGTCGTTGATGAACGTAATGAGTATTCATACTCGGCCATCCACCGCAATAGTTCCACTTGGGTTGAAAACACGGTCAGTGAAGAGGTTGCGCAACTCACGCTGTTTCGAATGAAGTGGCTTAGTGAAAATATGCCAGATTGCATTCAAAGCGTACGTATTCTTTACCGCCCTAATGGTACGCTTGTGCTGAATGACGTTACAGCGACCATTTCGGATCTCGACAAGCTAGGCGTTCCTACGTCTATGTTACAGATGTATGCCAGTAACTATTTACTAAAGCCCGTATAGGTATGTAGAGAAACCGCAATGCTCGCGCCTGGGGGTAACGTGGCGGCTTAAGGCAGCTGGCCATTTTGTTGCCGCTACCGCCGGTGCGCGAGCGCCTATTTATCGGCTGCGTCTTTATAGATGCTGGGAAACCTTATCCGAGTATAAACGGGTCAGCCGGCCTTGTTGTACCTTCTAAACTGTCGTAGGAATGGAGTGTCTTGGTCCGGACCCCAATTTGTAGCGTTGACCCTAAAGGTTAGTTGCTGCTAGTGTAGGCAGGTCCTTCGGGACGAGGGTAGCTATATCCGAGAGTAGTTTCAGTTGGTTAGAACGTTACCTTAAGGTCGCTCCTCAGGGTAAAGGTCGTGGGTTCAAGTCCCGCCTCTCGGGCCTGTTTCAAGTGTTATGCCTGCGGTCCACTAAGTAATTCCTGCCGTGCCGAAGCCTCGGGCAGGAGCGAATAGGTGCGTGCCGCGGGCGCCTAATCTGCTGCAGCAGATACTGTACTGGTACCGTATTGCGATTGTTACAACCCCTCGTAAGGGCGAATAGAACATATGGACATCAGGATGATGGAAAAGACCTCGCAGCCGGATGGAGCATCAGTGCAGTAGTACCTCCCATACTGGCCTGCTTCGGCAGGTCTTTATGCTGTAAGTATCAACTAAGACATCTGCTTATATATCCACCAAGGGATCTTATCATGAAATTTGGCTCTTATGACTTTAAACAAGTCTGTCGCAATGAAGTAGAGTCACTGCCGGAAAGTAGTGGGCTGGTACTTATCCGCGATAGGTCCGATCATCACTTTGACGTACTCTGCGCCAACAGCTTACGGCGCCGTCTGCATCAGGCAGTTAATGGAGAAGTTGGTTCGCTTATTAAAGCACGTTATCCCATCTCTCCTGAAGATCGCGTTGAGTTCTTCTACTGTTCGCTTGGGTACGTCGCTAGCTTGACTGTCCACAAGTACCGACTGCGCATGCTCCTTAAAGGCAAGCTTGTCGTTCAGAACACTCGTGGTACTGACGGCCTCGGCTACAAGATCAACTTGTTTACTTACCCTGAAACGAGTGAGTATTTCATCTCGATCCAAACCATGGCGTCCAGGGAAGATCCATTGATGCGTCTGTACAGGATGCTCAATGGAAAGATCAAACAGACCCACGTAACGGGCAATCCCATCGTAATGAACTTCTCGCGAAAGCGTGGTCCCTTCAATGAGACCAACTCTTTCATCCACGAACTCCACAAGGAAGGCATCCCGACTCTTAACGAAGCAAAGCGAGCAGCACGAGATTTGGCGATACAGCTTGGTACTCAATATTTGCTGACAGCCAATGTGGTTGATCGGGCACAGTGGAAACATCCCGGATGGGATAAGGTCGCAAAACATGCTTGACTATATCGGTTACTTACTCATCGCTGTATGGGTCATTGGCGTCATTGGTTTGTTTGCCCATGAAATCTGGATCTATTACAAGTATCCTGAAGATTGGGATAAACGTGATCAAGGCATCACTTACATCCCCGACTGGCAAGTATGGTTGGTGATGGTGTGCTGGCCAGCGGTATTGATTCTTGCATGCCTCTACGCCATGGGCGTTTACGTCTCAACCAACTATCGTCATTTGTTTAAACAAAGGTAGTGAGCAATGCAAGAACAACAGAAGAAAAAATATCTCTGTATCTACCACGATAAGTGCATCGACGGTTTTGGCGCGGCGTGGGTGGTGCGCAAAGGACTGGTGGGTGAGGACGTTGAGTTCTTCAGCGCTGACTACGGTTGTGAAGCACCTGGCGTCACCGGCAAACATGTCATCATTGTCGACTTCAGCTATAGTGCGGACCAGTTGGTGGAAATGAGTCATAAGGCTGAAAGTGTCCTTGTGCTCGACCATCACAAATCGGCAGCTTTGGCGCTCGCATCCTTTCCGAAGTTTACGGCTGGGTGCGTTAACGACATGCAACATGGTTCCGATCACTTCTTTGGGTGCGAAACAGCATTTGCTAAACAGCGCGCCAGAGGTGAGTCCGCCATCGCATGTTGCTTCGATATGACGCGCAGTGGTGCGATGCTAGCGTGGAACCATTTCTTTCCAGGTCAGCAACCACCGGACATTATTCGCCATGTTCAGGATCGTGATCTGTGGCAGTTTAAGTTGGAAGGTACTCGCGAAATAACGACTGCCGTCTATAGCTACCCTAGTAGTTTTGAGCTGTGGGACTATTGGGTCGCAAATCCTCTGACCAAATTCCACCTCAGGGTGGAGGGTGCTGCATTGCTACGTGGGCAAGCGCAGAATATTAAGGTGATGATCGATAACAATCTCGTTAAGATGACGATTGGCGGATATGTCGTTGAAGCCGTCAATGCCCCAAAAATGTACGCATCCGAGATCGGCAACATCCTAGCCAAGACTAACGATTTTGGCGTAACTTACTTCGACTCACGAGAATATCGTGAGTTTAGTCTACGTGGGGAAGTGGATAAGATCGATGTCAGTCTGGTAGCGGAGCATTATGGTGGTGGTGGACATGTTACATCCGCCGGGTTTAAAGTACCGCATTCACACAAACTCGCATCATTAAAATGATGCACAGCCTGCAGTTAGTCGCTGCAGGTCTTTTTTTTGTTTCTAGTGAAGGTGTCTACAGCAATACATTACGTAGGTAGATATCCATTTATTATTCGTAAAACAAGGAGTTACATCGTGACAATTAATATCGAACTACTTTCTCGTGAGCACTACATCGATGCTTTCAAGAATCCAGATGTGCAACTGTTTATCCCAGTTGATCGAGCTGGTAAGATGGTGTCTCATTTACAGGCTGTTCATTTTCAATGCTGGGCACCCGGTGGGCGCAATGAACAGATCCCAGAAGTAGCCGGTATTTCGGTAGAGAAGGTAAAAATCTGCTGGTTGAAGAAAACGACAGATGGGCAGTTCCGTTCTCTTCAGCGCAGTACGGCTTACAATTCAATCAAAACCATGTCGGAGTGGTTGCTGACATTGCACCGTGACCCTTCTGGCGATATCAAAAATATTGGCAACATCATCCTCTCTTGATAAGGACTTAAGCTTCATGAGCGATGACAAACGAATTCTTATGTTGTTCTCTGGTGGTCTGGACTCTACCTGGTTGTTGTACAATCGGGTGAAGGAGGGTTGCGCTGTCGATGTGTTTTACGCCAAGGGTGGTCAGTCCCAATTCAAGCAAGAATGTGAAAAGCAACGGCGTGAGCTGATTAAAGCTTGGATTGAAGAACACGCGACTGAAGAAAACCCTGCTGATATCACTGAAGTTCGGGATAATCAGGTTGAGGTACAGTTTGGGGCCGCTAAGCATGCATCGTGGAGACAGGCCATTGGTTGGCTTGTATCAGCGTTGGCGGTAGTTGACTATACAAAACACGGTTGTGTTGAAATTGGGTACGTAATGGGGGATGAGATCAGTCAGCATTTACACGATATTCAAGACGCCTGGAAGTCTTTGTGGAAGTTCAGTAAGATGGGCGATCCGATCCCACTTGAATTCCCGCTGCGCATCACCAGCAAGTACGATATCCTCAAGCAATTACCGGGGGAGCTTTACAAGTTAACGTGGGTGTGTGAACTTCCAGTTATGGAAGAGGGCGGTGCGTTGCGTGCCTGCGAGCATTGTCACGCATGTATCACCCGCGCTGTTGAAGAACATCGTTTCTTATTGAAGCAAGGTATGTCGTTGGAGACATTTCACACGCCTAGCGCTAAACTTATTGAAGATAAGCCGTTAAGCGAAGAATTCATGCAACTCATCAAAGACGAAAACTGAGGTGTTTATGTCCATTTCGAAACGCATAGAAGAAATCCTGTTCCTACGTAAGTTGGACCAGATGGGCCTGACACCAATGTGGGAATATATCTGCCGAACCAACCCGGCAAAGATCAACGCCTACCACAATACCGAGCACATGTTTAGTGTCGCTCAACTCGCCTGGAAGATCTGGTCTGTCGAGGTGGGTGAGGAAAACCGAGCTGATGATCATCATGACTTCACGCTGAAGGCGTTGATGATTGCATGTCTGTGGCACGATTATGATCATAGTGCAGGGTATCTCCCTGATGTTGAAAACATCAAAGTGGCGCTGGTATCACTCGATCACTGGCGGGCGCTTCCAGAATACATAGAGGTCGCTGAAGAGATCTTCAAAGACCTTCAGCCTTGGCGCGTTGGCGAACTGGTGCGTGTCACCGAGTTTCCATTCGTCCAGGAGCCTCGTTACATGGCCGAGAAGATCATTCGGGATGCCGATCTTCTGTACAGCTTCTCTGATGCAACAGGTCCCATCCTTCACGGACTTTATACCGAACTTGCTAATGCGGGTAAATTCCCGGCCGAAGTAACCTTTGATCGAATGATTGAAGGACAAACCAAATTCCACGATGAAGTGCAGCTGTTCACCCACACGGGTCTCGCAATCCATCGCGAGTTGAAACAGACGGTCATCAAAGAACAAATCAAATATGGTCAGCAGCTGCTGGCGCTACAAAACGGATAAAGCATGACTGACGAACAGAAGTACCCAACTCAAGAAGAAGCCCAACAGATCCTCACTGATCGCATCTCAGCGTTAGCAGAAGGTCTTGACCCGCACATGGCCCGGCGCCTGCTGATCGAAATCGCAGAAGAGATCTTCATGGGCGCCTATGGCGTCTATCTCACTGACGAGATGAAAGAACTCCAAGACCGCGCTGATACCGACACCACCTGCATCCAGCCGTTCAATGGCGGTAAAGCTATCCTGGTCTCTCCATATGGCTTTGAGGTCGTGTCAGAAGAGTCGGTGGGTCGTAATGACCAATACCGCGTAACGCTGCGTGAATGCACTCGTAGCCAGTTCCACAGCCGTATGGGTGGTGGTATGAGTGTCGGCTGTGGGAAAGTACCTCATCTTGAACGCGGTGGTCTGTTCAAAGGCTACCGTAATAAACGCAATCATTATTAAGGGTTTTGAAAATGGCTAAGCGTACTATCGTTGTTGCCGTAGATCCATTCATGGATAACTTCAGCGTATTGGGTTTGCGCCACACGTTGGCGAATGGTGATGAGGTTGTAATCCACAACACACCTGATTTCAACATGGTCGGCGATAAGACCGTTTTCAACTTCGATATCTTTGTGTCGGGTAAGTACAAGCAAGAACTGCTTGGCAGTATTGTCCCTAGCTGGCGCCTGGTTGAAATCCCTCGCTATGGTAAGATTGTTCAGCACTGCCTCTTGCAGCAAACCGCCGCCGCTTACTCTGCAGGTCAAACCCGACGCAACTTCTTCATTAACGTCCCCACCTGGAAACAAGGCTGGGGTGGTCGCAATTACCCAATCCAGCCGGGTCGTATGGTTGTTAAGCCAAACGACGGCGCTCGCGGCATCGGACAGTTTGTTGTTAACACACATCTTGTTAACATCGACGCTTTCCTCAAAAGCCTTAACACTCTTTTGGCTAGCGAATATACCGCTGAATCGTTGGCCGAGTTCCTTGCCAAATATGAAGACGCGGTTACTTACCATACCGGTAGTGAAAACAAACCGCTTGAAGGTTTGACCACGCTCAAAGAGCAAGGTGTCATTGTCCAGACCGTGGTCGAAAACATTGGTACCGAATACCGCATCATCACCAACAAGGATTGCGAACCCACCTATATTCAGAAGCGTCGGATTCGTGATCCAGAATCAGTGTTCCCTCAGGCTACTGGTGGTGGTGCTTTGATCGACAAGGACTCCATTGTAGACATTGATGAAATGCCTGGGTGTGTCGAACGTGACATGCTCAACTATCTGTGCCGCCATGCGGTTGGACCAATGAGTTCGATTGACCTGTTCGTTACAAACGACGGACACTGGGGTATTTTCGAGTTCTGTAACCAATTCGGGATCTCGGGTATTCCGCAAACGATCATCCACTCCATGCATGTTCAATTCATGGAAATGGTCGTTGACCGTTATCTCGACGCCGAAGCCTCCACCGTATTGAAGGTCTATCAATGAACGAGTTTTTCGGGGTTGAGGCGCACGGAGTTCTTGTGGCGCTTAGCTTCCTAGTCATCGTACTTATCTGGCTAAAGCTTAGCTCAGTGCGCTATGACGAACGTAAAGAAATGCTTGATTGGTGCACGGCTGTTTCGACATGCTTTGCAAAGAACGACTTCAGCTGTATTCCAAAAGGCATACATCTGAAAGGCATTTATCGCCGACTCAAGATGTTGGAGAAATTCGGTATTGATGTCGACGTCCATTACGACAAGGAAACGCTCTACGTCAGTAAGGGTAAAGGCAAGACGTGGAGTTTCGATATCTACTGAGTATTTAATGACGCAACGGGGGGCTGTATGAGCCCTCCGTCTTCTATGTTATTTAAAAGGATTCTGTACATGGCACTTTTATCAGATCGGCAAATCAAAGAACGCTGCATGAAACCAAGTCATTTGCTGTTGGAGAATGATGGTAAACACAGTCCTGTAATCTCCGGTGTTACGCACACAGCTGAATGTGTTGAGCAATGGGTAGCGCGTTCCTACGCACGGCTGATTGACGCTACCCCTGAAGCGCTTAAACGTGTAAATTGGAAACCAATGATTACGCCGTTCGAGCCGCAAGCAGTTCGATTTATTGGTGACGTTAAAGTAATAAGCTACGGAACAAGTTCGTTTGGCTACGACATCCGGATGAAGAAAGAAGGTCTGAAGATCTTTACCAACATCAACTCGGCCATCATCGATCCGATGCGTATGTCCCCTGAGGCGTACAAAGAACCAATCGTTCAGTACGATGAAGAGTTCAAGCTGCACTACTTTGTCCTGCCGCCAAAGTCTGTAGCGCTGGGCCACACCGTGGAATCGTTTGCCATCCCTCGTGACATCCTTGTCATGTGTCTGGGTAAGAGCACGTACGCCCGTGTAGCGATGATGCCGATTGTTACCCCGCTGGAACCTGAGTGGGAAGGCGAGCTGGTGCTGGAGATCGCTAACCTGGTAGAGTTGCCTATGCGCATCTACCTGGAAACCGGCATTGCCCAGCTGTTGTTCCTCCAAGGTAACGAGCCTTGCGAAGTCAGCTATAAAGACCGCGGTGGCAAGTACATGGGTCAAACGGGGACTCAAGATGCGATACTTTAAATTCGCACTTTTCATTTGTGCAATTTATTTCTGTGGGGCGTTTGTCTCAGGTGGTTTCAACCCTGAGCACTGGGATTCCTTTTGGAAACTGGTCCTTGTAATTATCGCCGTGGCTGGCGGTTTAATCTACGTAAGGACTGCTCCATGAACGTAGCTATAGGTAGTGTGCTTATTGGGAGTTTTCTGTATTGCGCCATTGCGTTTATCCTGATGGAAAGCGATATGCGGAAGTGGCCTATACTGGGTAGGGCGGTTTGGGTAGTTCTCGAACTTGCGGTTTTCTTTACCCTGATTATTAAATTCTAAAGATTAGCGAAGGAAGTTCACTATGATCACAATCGAATTTAAACCGCCGGTTGGTTCTAGCCTGGCCCTCGTCCGCGATGGGAATATCGAAAACTGGCGTTCTTTTGAAAAACGCTGTCGGCGAGATCCTATCGGTATCGAATATATCGAGGAGCTGTCTAACGGCATGTGGTCCAACTCGCGTATTGCGTACATCGATGAGAATCGTGTCTGCGGCAGGTTTCTTAGTATCGAGTTGAACGAGATCAAAGGTACCGCTTCGGCGATCATCGAACCGTATGGTCCATTGAAGCCAGTGCTGGAAGCGCACATCGCTAATATTAAGGACGTCAAAGAACTGGTCTTCCTTATCCGTGGTGGTCTCAATCACATCGTCACGTATGACTACATGGGTCCGCAAGCGATGTACGAACAGAAGCGTGAAGCCCTGAGGGAAGCTCAGCAAAAGAATCGCGATACATGGTGGGCTCGGTAACACCGTTATATGAAATACACTGAAAGGAATGCCGTCATGAGCGTGTTCAAATGGTGGTCTTCAAGAAATACCCCTAAGTCTCCTGAAACGCCCAAGTTAGTAAAGCCACCAATTGTAATGTCGATCGTTGAGTGGGATTCTATTTATCAGGAAACGGCTAACCAGTTCCTTCAATACGGTTGGCGTCGAGGTGAGGTAAACGAATTTACAATACCCTGGGATCGGCAAATAGTTAATGCGACTACGCGATTGACTGGCTGTACAGTTCGAAGCCTATCTGTGTTACTCCCCAATGGTCTTGGGTTGAAAGCATCCGAAATACTGTCACCTCAAATTACTGAGATGGGCTTACCGACGGTGCAAATACTTTACCTCTCAAATGAATCATCTTTTGAGAATATGCCCCTCATTGATCTTCTTTCGGGCGGACCAACCCGTGAACTTAGTGAGACGCTGCGATACATTGCTTTAAGGATGGAATCCAAGATCGAGGCAGTCATGACCGACTGTGATCACGGAAAGGTAGTCGTTGTCTTTAAGTCGAGAGCGCTTAATTTCACACTCCTCAATAATAAAGAACGTTGGCAGGGTGGTCTCGATCTCTCTGTTGAACAAACGACCGTTAAAAAGGAATCAGATAAACCATGACCAGTAACGTAGCTGTAGAAACCATTTTGGAAATCATCGCTGATGCGGTCAGTGGTACCGCGCGGCAGATCCGTTTCAATCCTGAAGCGACCAGTCGTGAAAAGTCAATCGACTTCGTAGCGGCTATTCCGGCGACTTTGCCTTCGCACTTTTACGATAAAGACGTGTCGGTACCAATGGGGTTGACTGAAACCACACTGGAATCATTCGGCAGTCGCATCCCTCACTTCCTGCGGGAGATGTTGGGGGATCAAGGGATGGCCGATATACTGAGCGCTGTCTCCAACGCCAAGGATACAGAGCCGCGTTATCTGTACAGCGCCAGCACGCTGTATGCCTGCCGTAAGGATCTCGTGATCATGGTTTGTGAAGCCGTTACTCAAGCAGGGACTCCGTCATGAGCACGCCCGTTCGAAAGTATTTGGTCAAGTTACCCATCAGCTCGATCGATATGAAGGCCAGTCCCATCGTGGCCGGATTCAGCGAGATCATCAAAGAGCTGAAGAAGCACTCGACCACCGATGTCATCAAATACAGCATGCCGTCGACCAGCGGTGATGTGATGCGTCACCTGATCACTATCGCTAAGGTGGCCAAAGATGAACTCACTGAGAAAGGGGTTGATGTCAATGACCTGCCTGACTTGGCTGAGGTGTTGGATACCAACTTGCCATGGATGGGTCATGTGACTCACAACACAGCAAGTCGTCAGTTCAAGTCTAAGCATGTGCTGGCTGTGGCAGTAGAAGTGCTGCGTGAGTTCGATGGTTACATTTACAGACTGTCTGCTGACACTGGCAGTATTCCAGAATCCCGTGGTCCGGCTCTCTTCCAACTGCAAAGCCCTTCACGCATGGATCGTTTTTACAAGATTCACGTTAACTTGGACATCAGTGACAAGCTGACTTCTGACATCATGCTGAAGTCTCCAATCGTACCGCAAGGTTTGATTGATGAACTGACGGCGGTTGGGTATACGCAACAGGGTCGGTTTTTCTCACACCCTGGTCCTTGGCGCGGTGTTAATATCCACGTCTCTCTTTTCGGTATGATCGCTGACGCCGGAGTAAAGTAACATGGATATCTCGATCATCCCTAAGTGGGTGTGGTTACTGATTGCCCTTGCTGTACTTGGGGGTGTGGTAGGTTCTGGTATTTACGCCGTACACAGCTACAACCAAATGACCATTAACTTGGCCAACGAAACGTCCGAGAAAAACAAAGCTCTTGAGGCAAACAAAACGCTTGATGCTGAAGTTGCCCGTCTGAAACAAGATGTCCTCGACAAGAATCAGGTTAACAAAGATATCGATGTGGGGCAGAAACAAATCGCTGCGCTCATGGACGGGCTTTCGAGTGATCTTGAGACTGCAGTCGCTGAACGCGATGAGGCGCGGCGTAAGCTGTTGTTAGACAAAGGTGGTGTCAATATGTGTAAGGCAGATGATGCGTTCTCTGTGGTCCCTACAGAGCGTGACATTGGCCTTGACTACGCATGGAAGGTGTATTGCAAAACCAATCCAACCGCTACTGCGTGTAAGGGGGTGAAATGAAATACGTTCTGTTGTGCATGTTTGCCTTATTGGTAGGTTGCGCCACTGAGCCTAGCGTGGTTACCAAAACTACAACGCAATATGCGGTACTGGATGAGCGTTGGATTGCCGACTGCCCTATTACCTCACCACCTGACCCCATCGTTTACAACACTGCCAATCTTCAGCATCGGTTGGACATGTGGTCGGTGGCTTACGCGAATCTTGTACAGTCGGTTGTGAACTGTAATGTTCGTCTTGTAGGGGCACGTTCCTACAATGACAAGAAGAAACTGGAAACCACTACAATTACCTGCACCAACGGTGTCTGTAAGTAACTACCGAATTACCCTTTCTTTATAGCCCATCATGCTACTCTGGAGATACGTTCATGAAAGTAACTAACCTCACTGGCATCACCCCTGCTCTGGCAACTATCGCCGTAGACGGTTTCGCTACCGTCGAGATCTCATCGTTCACCAAAGGTACTCTGACGGCAGTCGCCGGCCAAGGTGACATGTTTGTCCAGGTGAAGCTGGATACCATGCCCGAAGGTGAAAAGCCTAGCACTTTGCTGGGTCAGCATTTCAAGATCAACCTGGAAACCGGCGATGTGGAACTGATCCCTGGCACGACTACCCCAAAAGCTCAAAAAGCGAAGCCTGCATCGGCACCAGGCCGTGGCGCGTTGGCCCGGATCAGCAACGACCAGATGTAAAATGACATAGAGAGCAGGCACGCGCCTGCTCTCTATGCTGCTCTCTATTCAATTAGGACACACCATGACTACCATCGTTCACCATGATGGCGTACTCTACGCTGACCAGTGCCACATACGCGCAGGCCGGCCGATTACCACCTACCAAGCCACTAAGTTGTTTGTGTCTGAAGACAAGCAGTTTGCTTACGGGGTTAGCGGTGCCGTGATTCGTCCGGATGACCGCCCTGCGACCGAAGCCGTTCTTCGTAAATTCATCGAAGACGTACTGGTCGCTAAGTTAGGTGATATTGCCAAGCTGAGTGAATTCACTGATGGCACTGCCTTAACCAAAGCACTACTCGATGGTCACGCCATGATCATTACCAAACAGCGGGTCTTTTCAGTAACACCTAGTGGGTTTGCCGATGGGACCAATTTGACTACCGGAGTTGGCACTGGAGGCTTTCTTGTGGTCGGGATGATCAGTGGCGGCATGACACCTAGAGAAGCCTTCGCTAACCTCGGTGACATCGATACGTACACCACAGGTCATGTCGACAGCGTTTCCATGAAGTCCCTCAAACCGTTCGTCATTAAAGGAGACTCCAAATGAGCCTGATCGTTTGGATTGGCGAAGAGGTGGGGTTACAGACAACTCCTGTCTCTATGGAAGGTCTTCATTGGACGGCGCATGGCCTGACGTTCGATCACTTTTATACCAAGTACGGCTTTGTTGCGCCGTTGAATGATTTTGACCTCAACTACAGTGCAATCATTGAAAACCGCAGACCGCCAATGCCGGGTCATGTGCGCGATGCGACCAGTGGTCTCAGTTGGATGTTGATTGACCATTACGGCGAAGTCTGGCAGGTAGATGCCTTTGCGGATACCGAGAAAGGCAAGAACCTCATGGGAATGAGCAGCTGGGCAATGCCAGTTGGCAAAGCAAAATCAATCGCCATGACAGTAAACGACAGTGACCGGGATTTGCTCATGGGTTTCTTGATAGCTAAGCCGGATAAGGAAGCCGTCACGAATTTCGTACAAGAGAACAAACTCGCATACGGCCGTAAACTGAACTGGTTCTCAAAGAAAGACATCGTTGAGCGCCTGCACAAAGAGTTCCCACTTAAAGGAGTCGATAATGTCAAACCAGCCTGAAAACAAATTCTTTACCTCGGCTGAAGCAAAGCTTATCTTTGCCGCTACTCAGCTGGATGGTCCTCAGCGCACTAAACTACTCGGTGTCGAGCGTAAGATGTACCATGATCCAGATGCGGCTGAGCTGTGGCGTATCGACACCATCAACAAGATCCATAGCGCCAGGTTTGATTTCGATAAGACCACTATCGAAGCGGCCGTCGGACAGGTTAACAAAATGCACGGGGTCATGACATACACGCCTTTGGAGGATGAGGGTAATGACCTCGATCTACCCGATTAAAAATAATTACAGTCATACATTGCTTTGACGTACACCCCCACTCATTGCAATATTTATACCTGCCCTAAGGAGGGCCTGCTTCATGACTGGCATTAACACCCTGCAGTACGATGACACGTTTGTCCAGACTAACGTTGAGTTCGGTAACGAAATGGCACTGCTTCGTAAGTACCGTGATGACCTGACTCAGCAGTATCAGGCATTGTCGCTGAAGAAAGTCGGCATGATGATGGCTCACGTCGATACTTCCCATCTGCAAGTTCAGATGGATGAGCTCTCCCGCACCAAGCGCATGATCACTGACCAGATCGACGAATTGATGGCAGTACAAACCAGGTATCTGCGTAGCTGCATGCACGCATCGTAAACCTCCTCTGACTACCGCCCGGCTATTAGCCGGGCGCTTCTTTTGCAATTAAGGAAGAAACATGCCAACAGTATTAAGTTCTCGTGATTGGGGTATCGTTTTCCAACAGGTTGACAACAGCAACCTGATTGACCATATCCCGCCGTATGTTTACAAGCTGAACATCGACGGCAATATGAACCTGGTGCTTGTCAAGGACCGTAAGAACTTCAACGTTCCTGAACGCCTGTACGGTTCGAACCAGGAATTCCTGGAACTGCTGTACGATGACTGGCGCTCTACCGAAGGCGCCACCGGCGCTATGCTGTTCGGCAATAAAGGCTGCGGTAAAACGGTCTTGGCCGAAGCGCTGGCAAACAAATCACTGATCGCCGACATTCCGGTGTTCATGGTTGATTCGTGTATTCCACCTGGCATGATCAAGGCTGCCGTGATGGCATGCCCTGGTGGCGCTATGGTCATGTTCGATGAATTCGAAAAGATCTACGACGAGGACGACCAGAAGAAGCTGCTGACTCTGTTCAGTGACAGCGATCTTAAGAAAATCCTGTTTATCATGACCGTCAACGAGGCCAGTGGCATTAACAATTTCTTGATCAACCGCCCTGGTCGAATCAAGTACTGGATTCAGTATCGCGGTATTGAAGACCAGGTAGTGGTTGAGATGATGGAAGCTTTCAACGTTCCTCATCAGCTTCGGCCGTCACTGCGTGAATGGGCTCAGGGCGACGCTTCTATCATGAGCTTCGATATTCTGAAGTTCGTGTGTAAAGAAGCGGCTAAGTGCGCTGACTGGAAATCGTTGGTAAAACGCGTACGTATCTTGAACGTACCCGGCATGTACCACTACGAATATAACCTGGCCAGTGTCCAAGTCGCTGGTAAGCAGTTCTACAGGGAAGACCTGACCTTCGACATGACGGACTTTCGTTCATTTGCCCTGCACATCAAGAATGATGAACACGGCATTGACCTGTTCGAAGAGTTCGATATCAGCTGTGATGAAGAAGGTAAATACCAGCTTTATCATAAACTGCCTGGTAACATTGAAGTAGTCGTACACCGTGGTGCGCGTGCCTACACTGCTACTAAAGATAGTGTCATAGTCAGTGCGGATAAACGCCCGGTACCGGTTGAAGAAGAGGTTGCCCAGGAGCCTGTGGGAAAGCTGTATTGGGGCAGCCAGGTGCAAGTGCAGGATTCGGTATTACCGAGCCCGAAGGTCGGTAATTTCTATCACGATCTTCTGGGGACTAAGGAAGAAGCCGAGGCGGCTGCGGATAGGCTTGAATCCCTGGGTAAAGTAGATCCTGCCGCTAAAAGCATGGTATTCCCTTATATCCTGCCGGCCCACATGGATACGCAAATCCTGGCTCGAATGCACCGGCCGCGTATGTTGGAACTAAAGGGAGTCCATCTTAAAGACTCTTTTACAGACCCTTCCAGCCGAGTCCTGTCGTCAAAACACACGAAAAACAAAGGTCCTAAAGGCGACGACGTCTATTAACCTTAATAAGCCAGCTAGGAATGACCCTAGCTGGCACACCTATTCATGGAGATTGGCATGTTTAAAAATTTGATGCGTAAGGTGAAGTACTATTTCCAACACGACGATATTGATACCTTGCTGATCAGCATCGTTGCATCGTGTCAGACCCATGTCAGGCTCCCGTTTACCGATAATAACGGTAACATAACAAAACGTAGTGTCGTTGGCTACAACGACAAGAAGGTCTTCATCGATGTCAATGGCATATTGGCTCAGTTCAGCAAGGACCGAATCACTCTGACCAATGATGAACTGAAAGAGCTGGTGGAGTGCCACAAGGATCGTCTCACGACACACCCTAAGGACTACGTGCAGTCTCGGATTAATCAGTTCAGCCATCTCACTGGCAGCGCTGTAAAGGTTCGCCACACACCTACTGACACTGTCTACAACATTCCATTCTTCCGCACTGACAGCGGCATCGTGATGGACCGTAATGATCCTGTCCGTCACGTACCTCTGATATTGGTGCTGGATTTCTATGCCCACAAAATCCTGTATCTGGAAGATCTGACTCGGGTACTGCCGGGCGCGGCTGCACGATCTTAATTTAATTCCCCATCCTGTTCAAAGGTGAACAAAATGAACAAAGATTTTCCTGAGCAACTCCAGCTGATGGCTGAGCTTTACAGCGACCTTAACAAACGCCTTCTAGCGATCGAGGAGACGCTTGGTAGCGTACAGGCTGAGACTTACAGCGATGACATCAAAGCGCTCATGGTTGACGACGTGCTGCGTTGCAACATGATGATGAAAGATATCATGAAGTACGCCGCTGGTCAACTCGCTGACGTTATCAGGCATCCAGCGTTTAAAAAATTGATGGCCGCATTGAAAGCTAAGGCGAGGGTTTAATCATGGCATACCTACCAGGTCAACTTGCACGTACCTGTACTTCTGAACTGTCAGAAAATGCGTGCAAATGCGGTAAGCCTTCCGAACTGAAGGTAGTCGGGGAAACCGACAGCTTTGGTTCAGAATTCCACTTCATGTGCCGTGCTTGCTATGACGACATGAAGAAACAAGCTGAAGAAAACCCTCATCTGGAAACCTGCCCTCGCTGTAAAGCTGAAGCAGTATTGATCGCACACCGCGATCCGGATGAAGGTAGTAACGGCCCTCTGTACTACCTCTGTGGGCCGTGCTTGAAAATCTCTAACGCGTACTACCTGGAGGGTCTCAGTGAATCTGAGCGTGGTCAAGATCAAGATGATCATTGTGAAGATGATGATCAAGATGACGATCCATGGACTCCTGAAGATGAGGAAGCGTTCCAGTCTAAGCTGGACAAGGATGAAGAAGAATACCAAGCGCATCTGCTGCGCACTGACGTGACTGATGGAGAACAAGCATGACATCTACCGAGTTACAAGAAGGCGCAATGATGATCACCCGGAGGCAGATTCGTGCACGAGATGTAGCATCTAGCATCTTCGATAAACCCTTGGTTTCATTCAGCGCTAACTTCGACGGAGATACGCCAAACTACGCCCCAGCGGCGAAAGTGCCGAAGAACCGCACTATGCGCGTCAGACTGCGCCGAGAGTTTAACAACATGTCCCTTACCAAGAAGAAGACGGTTCGTGAACTTCGCAAGAACCTTGCAAAAGCCGCTAAGTATTTGGCTGCTAAAGATCCGGAATAATCTTACTGTTTGAAGGATGTGTGAAATGGGTATGTTTGATAGCGTGGAAGTTTTGGCGAACAAAGTTGGTATCGATGCAGGTAACTATCAGACCAAGTGTCTGGGGTGTACTTTAGCCCACATGACAATCGTGGATGGGCGCATTACCTATACCCCTCCAGGTAGCATGAACGAACGCGGCTATGAGTCCGACCGCGGTAATGAGGAGGTCATGCAGATCAAGGATGGGAAGTACAGCACGGCGGGGGATGATCCGTATGAAGACTGGCTCACGATCTACGGCGATGGGCACGATGGTAAATGGGTCGAGTACTATCTGCGTATTGATAACTGTCAGATCGTGAAAGTACTCAAATGGAACGAGGTGGTATTTAACAGCCACGATCCAGAGTGACATAACGACAGAGCCCTTCGGGGCTCTGTCTAGTCATTTCTTTTTTTTGTTAGATTGGTATGAAACCCACCTAATGAGAGAGATGCCATGTCAAACACCTTTAGCAATCTGGACACTCGGGAACTTGCACGTCGACTATACATGTTGCTGGATGACTTTACCAAAAC